CGCGTATTGGGATGATGGTTTTACTAGATCCGAGCTCGACAAGCTTCAAGCTATCGCCCTGGAGGCGCAGCAAGACGCTATCGTCGGTTACTCTAACGATTCAGGTGATACGGGTAGATTAGATCAAGATGTTAGAAGATCTAAAGTAAAATGGCTTTTAAGAAATGATGAGAATAGTTGGGTTTATCAAAAACTGGGTACAATAATAAGTAATTTAAACTTTTACTATTTTAGATTCGATATACAGGGGTTCGGTGAAGATATACAAATGACCAGTTATGATAGTAATATCCGTGGTATGTACAACTGGCATATAGATAATGCAGAAGGTTCAGGTGCTCCTTCACCGGTGCGTAAGCTGTCTGTTGTTATGCAACTTTCAGAACCCGGTGAGTACGAAGGGGGAGACCTACAAATTCTTCATACTTCAGATGTCCCTATCACGTTAGAAAAAAAACGCGGTAGGGTATTTATTTTCCCTTCTTATAAAATTCATAGAGTTACTCCGGTAACCATAGGTAGCAGACAGTCACTTGTTTGCTGGTTAACAGGCCCTGCTTTGAGGTAAACATGTCTACTGACACTATAGATATTAAAGATACTGAAACCGAAATTTCTGTAACACACTATGATGATTTTATAAGTGTTTATAAGAATGTATACCCTGAGGGGTTTTGTGCTCACATGATTGGTGAGTTTGAAAGATTAATTAATTCTGGTGCAGGGTGGAAGCGTGATGATATGCACCATGTGAAATCCGATACAGCTCTTTCAATAATACCTACCATACACGTACTTGCCCCGTTTAAAAATTTATACCCAATGGATGGTTTTTTTAGACGGCTTCAGGTTGCATACGATAATTATAGTAACAAGTATACATATCTTAAAACTATAAAGACCTCTACAACCAATTGCAAGATTCAACGTACTGATCCTTCCGAGGGCTATCACATTTGGCACGCAGAGGCTGGCCCGTTTAACAATAAAGACTATACGGCATACGAAAGAAGGGCGGTGGTTTTTAGTTTGTATTTAAATACTCTGGATTCTAGTACTGAAGGTGGGGAGACTGAATTTTTATATCAGAGAAGAAGAATACCAGCAGTTGAAAACACCTTAGTACTCTGGCCAGCTTCTTATACACACATGCATAGAGGTAATGCGGTTCTTGGATCAAAATCAAAATATATTATAACTGGATGGTTTTATTATGGTTAATGAATTTAATAATACGGGTTATGTTGTTGTGAGAAATTTTGTTGATGAAGCAACAATTCAAACCATTTCTAGATACATGGAAAACAAAATTGTTAGAGGTGAATGGGGACCGAATTACAGTGAGCCCGTTACTAGATATTCCTATTATGCTGATCCTTTAATAGAAGTAATGCTTAGAAACTCAACGTCGGAAGTAGAAAAAATGGTAGGTGAGGAGCTTTTTCCTACCTATTCATATTCAAGAATATACTTAGAGGGTGAAGAATTAGAAAAGCATGTAGATAGGCCTTCTTGCGAGGTTAGTGTGACTATTAATGTTGCGTCTACCGGGGAAAATAGCCCTATCTATATGAAGTATCCAGGCAGGGATGCTAATAAATACTATTTAAATCCAGGTGATGCTGTAATTTATCAGGGGTGTGTGGTGGAACACTGGAGAGATAAATTAGAGAAAAATCAAATGAATGTCCAATTCATGCTTCACTATGTAAAAAAGAACGGACCTAATAGCGGGTTTGCGCTAGACAGAAGAGAGAAATTAGGTCAAAATAGTAATGTTAGAAAAAAGTAATAAAAAAACGGAGCTATTATGCCTATAGGTGCAGGTAAGGTAGGTTTATTCGGCGGTAAAGTAATCGTACCAGCTGGTTCGCAGACTTTTAACTCATCAGGTACTTTTACTGTACCCCTTGGTGTTTGTAAGGTTTATGTCGTCGGTAAGGGTGGTAACGGTACCCCGGGTAACCCTGGTAATGCAGGTGTTAACGGAACAGGAGGCCATGGGGGATGTGCCGGTACCCCTGGTAATCCGGGTACTGGTGCAAGCGGTACAGGGCCTGGCGGTGGCGGCGGTGGTGGTGCCGGCGGTGCAGTTGTAAATCAATTTTATAGTAACCCAGTGTGGGGTGGTCCTCAGGTATGGAACCATGGAGGAGACGGCCAAGGTGGGCTTCCAGGTACACCATCTCAAGCTGGATACGCCGGAGGTGGCGGGCATAGCGGGTCTTGTGTTGGTTATGGCGGAACCCCGGGTTCCTCTGGACAAACATGGGGTTCAGGATCTCACGGCACACCAGGTAACCCGGGTACTCCAGGTAGCCCGGGTAACTCTGGGCATGGGGGAAACCCAGGCAATTCGGGTAGCAGCGGTGGCACATCTGCAGCATTAGGGTTCAATTTTGCCGGTGGTACTGGTGGTACCGGTGGTACTGGTGGGTCTGCTGGTAACCCGGGTAATCCCGGTAACGCTGGCCACAGAGGTTATGGTGGCGGCCCTGGCCAGCTCGGAACAAGCGGGACAGGTGGTGGTGGCGGTGGTAATGCTAGAGGGGGTCACCCCGGTTGGCCTAGTTACCCCGTATGCTGCAGAGCAGGTCCCGTATCAGGTGGCTATAATCCCGGTAGCGGTGGTTGGGGCGCTCAAGGTGGGCAACCGGGTAACTCAGGTAACGGTGCAAGCTGGTGTACCGGTGGTACCGGTGGTACTGGTGGTACTAGCGCAGGGGGCAGTTGGCACGGCCGAGGTGGCGACGGCGGCAACGGTATATCTGGATATCAAGCTACTACTTTGCCTGGTCCGTGGTCTAGACCGGCTAATACTGCTGGGGGCGGTGGAGGTGGTGGTGGGGGTCACGGTCACGCCGCTGGTAGCGGGAGTGGTGCAGCTTCAGGTAATCCCGGTAGCCCAGGTACCGGTGCTACTTCAGGTAACCCAGGCAACTCCGGTAATAATGCTTCCCCATCGACACAGAATTGTATATCTGTAACCCCGGGTGGTACATATTCTGTAACCGTAGGAAGCCCTGGAGGGCAAGTAACCATAGGATGGAATACACAATAATGAACGATAAAAAACTTGAAGAGATGTCTTTAGAAGAAAAAGTAGAACATTATGAACTTTTAATGAGAGAAAAAGATGCAATATACCAGCTAATGTCAAAAGAAAGTGATTTTTCTAGAGCTAGATCATTCACGGTAGGTTCAGGCATAGGTGGTGTGGTTGATATTAACATGAGAGGCCCTGATGGAAAATCTCTTCATCATTTTATTCAGCCGGTTGAGGTATCCGAGTTAATACATACCCTAGCGGCAACTATTGGTTGTTATGTAGCTTTAAGGCCTAGAGAAGATTTTACTGCATGGCGGAATTGGACTCTTAAGCCAGAAGAGAGAGAGCTTCTTTTTAATGACCCTGCTTATGTTGCCCAGCTTGTAAATACAGGAAAACTCGGATTAGAACATAATAATAATGGAAAAAGCATAAATATTCATGAGATACCTGCGCAAGGTCTACCAGTAAAAGACGAAAATTAACGGGAGCTAGAATGTCAGCAAAGCTTTGGCAATTAAAGCAAATTTCAACCGGTGAGCCATTAAACGAACCTCAACTGTTACCGAACAATTGGGGACCTATTTTTGGAATGGAAGGGTTTAAAGATCAATTAGGGGATCTTTCTTGGTTAGGAATGGATGACAAGGGGTGGTTTATAGTTGGGGATGCTCCTCCACCGCCTCCTCCGCCCGAGCCAGAACCTGGTCCCCCAGCACCTTCAGCTCCGGAACCAGAGCAGTTTGACCCTGTATCTCATAGACTTAAACTTCTTAGAGATTCTGATTGGGTGGTTCTACCCGATGTACCTATGACATCAACAGAAAGACATGCATGGGAAGAATACAGAAGAAGTCTGAGAGATTTAACCCTTGACGTTGAATGGCCTAATGTTACTAGTTGGCCAGCGCCGCCAAATAGATTGTTATACAAGTAACTAAAGGCCTCATTAAGAGGCCTTTTTTTATAAATATTGTCATTGGGGGGACTCGATGGCAGCTATTTCAAATTTATCGATCGATCAAGGCGCAACATTTTCAGTTACCATTGGTGTAACAGATACTACGGGTTCGCCTAGAGATTTGACCGGTTATACCGGAAGAGCTCAGCTTCGTAGATCTTACTACACAAATTCTAACACAGCCTTTTCGGTAACTATAAACCCTATAGATGGGGAAGTGGTACTTGCTCTTACAGCAGCTAATACCACGTTACTGAAATCCGGTCGTTATGTTTATGATTTGGAGCTGGTAAATAACTCCACATTAGAAGTTGAGCGTATTGTTGAGGGAATAATTACAGTTTATCCGGAAGTTACAAAATGACAAATAGAATCACAGTTGTTCAAGGCTCACAGAGTACCGGTTCCGTTGTAGTTAAGAAAGCAGATAATTTAACGCTTCAAGGTTTAACTAACGTTGTGTCGACTGATTTACAGGATGGATATACACTAGTCTATGACTCTGAAACGAAAAAATGGGTAACTCAGCCGGTCTCCGGTGGTTCCATTGCCTCAGTTGATGGTGGTACATATTAAAAATTACTAAAAAAGGGTTACCATGTCAACAGTAATTCAGATTAAAAGATCAGCTAATGTAGCAGCTCCTACAACGCTTGATCTTTTAGAAGGCGAATTAGCCTATTCCTATGATAAAGCAAATAACGGCGCCAATGCAAAACTATACATAGAAGCTGTTGATTCTGGCAATGGTGAAGTAATCCATACTATCGGTGGTAAGTATTATACCGATAAAGTAGATGCTGCAACGAACAGCGCTACACCTAACACTTTAGTTCAGCGGGATGCAAACGGTAGTTTCTCTGCTAATAATATCACTGCAACCACTATTAACGGTACAATTGTTGGTTCGTTAAGTGGACAAGCTTCATCTGCTGTTATTGCTAATACAGCTAACGCATTAACTACCGGTAGATATATTAATCTTTCTGGTGATGTTTCCGGCTCAGCTTACTTTGACGGTACAGGCAATGCCGAGATTAGCGCAACAGTTATTCAAACCAACTCTGTTGCTCTGGGTACTGATACAACTGGTGATTATGTTGCTAACGTTTTAGCCGGTACCGGTATTGAAGTTACCGGGCAAGGCGGTGAGACTGCTACGCCTACTGTTGCTCTTACAAATACTGGTGTCACAGCTAACACCTACGGTGGGGTAAGTCAGGTTACTTCCTTTACAGTAGATGCTCAAGGTAGAATTACTGCAGCTGCAAATCTTGGTATTGGTTCTTTCCTTACCGCAGATAATACCGCTACTTTATCAAATAAGACATTTGATACTGCTAATAACACCTTAAGAGTTAATGGTAATCAAATTTCCAGTTATACTGGTTCTGGCAGCACTGTTGTTCTTGATAGTATGCCAACCCTTAACGGGTTTAATATTAGAAATTCCGACCTCACGGTAGATGGGGGCACAGGGACTTTCTGGGCTGGTCAATCTGGTGTAGTACAATCTGGTGATCTAAAAGCGGGTGTTTACGCTACGGATCCTTCCGCTAATAATTCATTATTCACATTCGGTACCAATGGCTCAAATTTCATGAGCGTTGGGGTTGAAGGTAGTTTATTCGTTGGTACGGCTTTACCTTCTAATAGCGGTGGTTTAAATTCTAGCTACGCCGGCTGGTTAGTTGTTCAGTCGGGCGGTAAGTTCGGTGGAGATATCGACACGCTCGGTGGGCTTAACCTTACAGATGCTACCAGTGGTAAAATTACTTTCTCTGATGGAACAATTCAGAGAACCGCTTACACATCTAATCACCTAACAACCGCTAACGTTGTTGAATTAACAAACTTATACTTTACCAATGCTAGAGCGAGAGCCGCTCTAACTAGCGGTAATACTATTGCGTATGATACCGCTACTGGTAATATTACACTAACACCAAGCGGTGTAGTAGCTTCTACTTATGGTGGTCAGAGCTCTGTACCTACATTTACAGTTGATGAATTTGGTAGAATTACATCTGCCGCTAACGTTTCTGTACTGACTTCAATTACTCTGGGGGCTGACTCGGGTACAGCTGATACCCTTTCTAATAACGATACGCTAAGAGTACTTGGTGGATCTGGTATTGATACCAGCGTAACCGATAATACCATTACGGTTTCTATTGAGACGTCTGGTGTTACAGCTGATACATACGGTGGTGCTTCTAAGATACCTGTTATAACAATTGATTCGTTAGGTAGAATTACTTCTGCTGCTAACGTATCTGTAGCAGGTGTCTCAAGCTTTACAGCTACAGGCAATACCTTTACCATATCTACGGCTGACGGTGGTTCGTTCTCGGCTTCTATTCAACATGACTCTGTTCGTCTTGGAACAGATACTACCGGCGATTTCTTATCTAACGTAATTGCTGGTACTGGTATTACCATTACAAACCAGGGTGGTGAAGGCGCTACACCTACTATTACTAACGCGGGTGTTGTAACCCTAACAGGTACAGCTAACGAGATTGAAGTATCTGCTTCAACCGGTAGCGTAACTATTGGTCTGCCAGACAATGTTACAATTAATAAAGACCTATCTGTTTCAGGTAACCTGTACGTTACTGGTAACGTAGTCGCACTACCGGTTGAAAACTTAGTTATCGAAGACTCGTTAATTCAATTAGCCAATAATAACATATCAGCTGATATTATCGATATTGGTTTCTATGGAAGCTACAATACAGGCGGTGGTGATCATGAGCATGCTGGTCTATTCAGAGATGCTTCAGATGGAAAGTTCAAGCTATTCGAAGGTCTACAGGGTCAGGATAACTTAACTTCTACTATCAACATTACTGGTACAGGTTATAAAGTTGCAACCTTGGTTGCTGACCTGCTAGCTTCTAATGCTAATGTAACCACAGCATTAACTTTCGGTAATGAAAATCACAAGATTTTACCGCTTTCTTCTAGCATTTTAGAAGTGAGAGGTGGTGTTGGTGATGCTGCAGGTGCTTTGTCTCTTGCTGCTGGTGACTACCCAACTTCATATTCTAAGATTTATCTTGAGTCTGCTAAGAAGATTACAGCCCAGGCTGATGAATTCTATGTAACTCTATTCAATGACGGTAATACAAAACTTGTAACAATGAACACCACACATACCATAGCTACTTCTAATACCAATGGTGCATTAAGAGTTGCAGGTGGTGCTGGGTTTACAGGCGATGTATATGCCGCTTCCTTCCATGGTTATATCGACGGTGGAGTATATTAAGAGATTTTATGGAAATTGATAAGGCTAAACTGCTAAATACCATTATTGACAGATCTAATGCTAAATTAGGAGAGCTGCAACAACAAGTGATTCTTTTAGAGTCCCAGTTGCAGCTAGTCCTAGAAGCCAATACAACTCTTAAGAAGCAATTAGATGACACGGTAGAAAAAGCAAAGAAAAAAGACAATAAAACAGATTATTAACAAGTTATATAACTTGTTTTTAGCTACATAGCAAAGGTTTGAGCCAGATGGCAAGCGTCGTACAGTTAAAAAGATCTTCTGTATCAGGTAGAATCCCTGATGCTGCTAATGTCGAGGTTGGTGAACCAGTCATCAACCTTGCTGATCAAATTATCTTCACAAAAGATGGGTCAGGTACCGTAAAGGTTATAGGTGCTGGTACTACGTCTAACATCTCCGAAGGTACAAACCAATACTTTACCAATGCAAGAGTTATAACTGCGGTTCAGAACAACTCTATTACAAATGCTAATATTGGTAATCTTGTAGCTAACTATACTCTTACCCTAGGTAACCCTAATACCACGGGTTATAGATTCCCAACATCCGACGGATTACCTTTACAGATATTACAAACCGATGGAAACGGACAGGTAAGCTTTGTTAATTTAGATCAGGCTTCCGGTGGCGGTTATTCTGTAAGTACGCTAGTTGAATTCCCAGGGTCCGCCGGTAATGTTGATTACGGGGCTGACGAGGCTTTCGTAGGGGCATCAACCACAGGGTTATCTGATGCTTTCGGGGTATCATTAGGTGCTGTATATGACAATATGGAACCTATTGGAAGAATGGTTGAAGAAGATTTAGAAGCAGCTTAATAAGGAAGAGAAATGCCTACCCAAGTACAATTTAGACGCGGTACCACTGCTCAAAATAATAACTTTACCGGAGCAGCCGGTGAGTTAAGTGTTAACACCAGTAATAGCTCTATTCGTGTTCATGACGGTTCTACCCAGGGTGGTTTTGAATTAGGTAGTATGAATAGGAGCTTACGTCAGTTTGCTTCTACAACTTCCTCAGAACTGCGTTCTGTATTGAGCGATGAAACAGGTACAGGCAATGCTGTATTCAGCCTTTCACCTACTATTTTATCGCCCACTATTGAGACATCTATTGTAGCTGGTAATACTACTTTTGATCTTGTAAACACAACCGCAACAACGGTTAATTTTGCTGGTGCTGCTACTACGCTAGAAATCGGTGCTGCTACCGGTTTAACTAATATTAACAATAATCTTGAAGTTGACGGTGATATACAGATTGATGGTGGAGACCTGACGTTTAATACGTCTACTGCAAATATTGTTAATGCTACTTCAACCACAGTTAATTTTGCTGGAGCTGCTACCACATTAAATATAGGTGCAGTCTCTGGTACAACAACCGTAAATAACAACCTAACTGTTGCAAGCAACTCTTTAGCTAGCAACGGTATTGTAACCAACTCATTTACCGCAGGTACTTTACAAACCTCAGGTAACGTCAACGGTAATAATGGTAGATTTACAACTGCATTAACTGCAGCTACTCTACAGGCATCTGGCAACTTAAATGCGGCTGCTTCTTTAATTTCAGGTAATTTTAACGCTACAGGTAACGTCAACGCAGTAGACGGAAGATTTAGTACAGCCCTAACTGCTGCTACACTACAAGCCTCAGGCAACGTTAATGCTGCTGCTGGTAGAATAGCAGGTAATTTCTCAACAACCGGTGTTTTAAGAGTATCTGATACAACTGCGGCAACAGGCGAAAATACTGGAGCTGCTATAATTTCTGGCGGAGCATCTATAGGTGGTAATTTATATGTTGGAGGAAACCTGTTTATTGCGGGTACAACTACAACTGTAAATAGCAACGTCACAATTCTTGATGACCCTATACTCTATCTTGCTGATAACAGTACCTCTGATGTACTTGATATCGGTCTAGTTGGTACATTTAATAACGGGACGCAGCAACACGGCGGCTTTATTAGAGATGCTACAGATGGTGTATGGAAGATCTTCTCTAACGTTGTGCCTGAACCTAACATTAATGGTACGGTAGATTTTACCAGTGCTACCTATGACGCTGTTAGAATGGGTGCATTAACAGCCACCAGCGGTACATTCTCTAGCACTATTTCGGCTACATCATCTAACGTTAACGCATCAAGCGCACTGTTCACAGGTAGTGTAACAGGTGGAACTTTACAAACGACCGGTAACTTAAACGCTGCAGCAGGACTGATTTCAGGTAACTTTAATGCTACTGGCGCTGTAAACGCCGCTAGCATGCGTGTTGGTTCTTCTGGACTAACCTTATTAGGCTCTACAAGCGGTACTATCGCCCTTCAACCTACCTCTACTGCTGGTACAACAACCATTACATTACCTGCTACAACAGGTACAGTAGTTACAACCGGGGATTCTGGTACCGTTACTAGTACCATGATTGCTGATGGTACTATCGTAAACGCTGATATTAATGCATCGGCTGCAATTGCGGTCTCTAAATTAGCGGCTTCTACTATTTCTGGGGTCACACTAGGTAATAACCTTAATACCTTAACACTAGCTACATCCGGAACCGGTTTGAGTGGATCTACCACATACAATGGTTCAGGGGCTGCGACATTTACTGTTACTAGTAACGCTACGAGCGCTAACACCGGAAGTGCAATAGTTGCTAGAGATTCTTCAGGTAATTTTAGCGCTGGTACGATAACAGCTACGTTAAGCGGTACTGCTACACAAGTATCTAATTCTCTTACTGCAGGTACAGGTTTATCAGGTACCGCGTTTAATGGTTCAGGTGCTCAGACCTGGACCTTAGCTACTTCAGGGGTAACTGCAGGGACATATGGGGGTGCCGGTACAGTACCAGTTTACACCGTTGATGTTTATGGGCGTAAAACTTCAGCATCTAACGTAGCTATTGGTGGATCCTTGACCGGCATAACCGGGGTTGGTACTATTTCAACCGGTACCTGGCAAGGCTCATCAATTAGTACCACATATACGGATGCAAAAGTAACAGCTGTTAACGCCGGTACCGGTATATCTGTTAACCAGACGACAGGGTCATTAACCGTAACAAACTCTGGTGTTACGAGCTTGGTAGCTGGTACTAATATTTCTATAAGCGGTAGTACCGGAGCCGTAACGGTGAACGTATCTGGTACAGTAGCAGCTGCGACTAATGCAACTAATTCTTCTAACTCTGCGGTTACCGATGATACTACGACGAACGCTACTCATTACCCTAACTTTGTAGCAGGAACATCTGGCAATCAAGCTGAGAAAGTATCTAGTACCAAGCTAACATTTAATCCTTCCTCTGGTCTGCTAACTTCCACCGATTATAACTCTTCTTCTGATAAGAGACTTAAGTCTAATATTAAGACTGTTGAAGGTGCTCTTGATAAGGTAAATAGCTTGAGAGGTGTTACCTTCAAATGGAAAGAAGGTGGTAGTGACTCTATAGGTCTTATCGCTCAAGAAGTACAGAAGGTCATTCCTGAAGTAGTTACCAAGGATGACAATGGTTACCTGGGTATTCGCTACACCAACATTATTGGTGTACTAGTCGAAGCTATTAAAGAACAACAAGACCAAATAAATACATTGAAGAAACAAATCGAGAAATTAAATGGCTAATCCATCAAGTAGACAAGGGTTAATTGATTATTGCCTCAGACAGCTGGGGCACCCTGTACTCGAGATTAATATTGATGATGATCAATTAGAAGACAGAATAGATGAAGCGTTTCAGTTCTACCGTGATTTTCACTATGATGCAACTGAAAAAGTTTATAAAAAAGTATTAATTGAAGCTTCTTTAATACAAATAACCGGTATTAATGCTTCTTCTTATTCTATTGGTGAAAAAGTAACGGGTGCTTCTTCGGGCGCTACTGCATTCGTATATGCAAACGTGTCCGGAAATAGGTTTAAAGTTTATAAAGTAGCTGGTACGTTTACCGCCGGGGAAACTATTACCGGCGGGACCACCGGAACCATTTCTACACTTTCAAGTATTACACTGGGTAATTATGACAACAAATATATTACCTTAGATGATTCTTTCTTCGGTGTAGAGAGAATATTACAGTTGTCAAATAAGACCTCGGGCATGGGTATGTTTGACGTGCGTTATCAGCTGTTATTAAACAACATACAGTCTCTAACCAACACAGATATAATTTATTACAGTCAGCTTAAGACTCACCTCAATCTTATAAATGACCTAATGACCGGTCAGAAACCGGTTAGATTTAATCGACATATGAACAGATTGTTCATTGACATGGATTGGTCTTATGATGTGGTTGTAGGGGATTATATTATTGTAGAAGGCTGGCAGTTCTTAGATCCAGATACCTACACCGATGTTTATAATGACGGCTTTTTAAAGCGTTATGCAACTGCTTTAATCAAACGCCAGTGGGGAACCAATTTAAAGAAATTCGAAGGTGTACAGCTTCCCGGAGGTGTGACTCTTAACGGTCAAAAGATCTTCGATGAAGCCATGGAAGAGATAGCAAATCTTAAAGATGAGGGTAAAAATACCTATCAATTACCGATAGATTTTTTTACAGGCTAATTCTCAACAGCCCACATATGGATTTTAACATCAAGGCAATAGCTGCTCCACATAGAAGATACCAATAATGGCAACCAATTTTTATTTTCAATCTGGTATACCGGGTGGTAGATCATCAGAGCAGTTATTAGTAGAAGATCTTATAATAGAATGCCTGAAGATATACGGCTTTGATGTATACTATATTCCGCGTAAATCGGTAAGTGAAGATTTAATTCTCGGGGAAGATAACCTTAACAGGTTTGATGCTGCTTATCCGTTAGAGATGTACCTTCAGAATACCAACGGGTTTGAGGGTGACGGTGATCTGATGACTAAGTTTGGTGTGGAAATCAGAGATACTGCTACTTTTATTGTCGCAAGAAGACGCTGGGATGAGGTTATAGCTCGATCGGGTGAAGCTGTTCTCACCACAAGACCGGCCGAAGGGGATATTTTATACTTTCCGCTAACCAAAGCTTTCTTTGAAATAAAATTCGTTGAATCTAAAGATCCCTTCTTCCAGGTTGGTAAACTATATGTTTACAAGCTTGAATGTGAATTAATGCAGTACGGTTCAGAGAAGTTTAATACTGGCATCAGTGATATTGACGATTCTGCATCAGAGAAGTCCGTTGATATTAACGAATTTAATGTACTGCTTGAAAACGGTAATAGACTGCTATTAGAGTACTTTACACCGTCTTCTCTCATATTAGAGAATTACGAGGTTAGAGATATTCTGCCTAATGCGCAGAATGAAGACTTTACCGATAATATTAACGTGTTAGATTTCACCGAAACTAATCCGTTCGGAGAAATAAATGCTTAATCAAAAATTTTACTGGGGTACCATTAGAAAGTCTGTAATTGCTTTTGGTAACCTGTTTAACAATATTCATATTGATAGAAGAAATGATAATGGTGAAGTTGTACAAACTTTAAAAGTACCTTTATCATACGCCCCAAAAAGCAAGTTTTTAGCTAGAATAGCAGCTCAGCCACAGAGCTTTGAACAGAGCTTTCAGACGTTTCTTCCTAGACTAGCATTTGAGATGACCGGTATAGTTTATGATCCTGGTCGAAGAATAAGTTTGGTGCAGCAAAACAGAGCGGTAAATTCTACCTCTACGACTTTAAATGCACAGTACGCCCCGACACCATATAACATTAATATGATGTTGTACTGCTATACAAAAGATCAAGATGACGGGCTGCAAATTATTGAGCAAATATTACCCTACTTTAACCCTGACTTTAACTTATCGTTAAATGCTATCCCTGCACTGGGCATAAAAAATGACTTACCTATCATTCTTGATAGTGTATCTTATGATGATAATTATGAAGCGGACTTTAATTTAAGAAGAGCTATTATTTGGACATTAAGCTTTACAATGAAACTCAATTTCTTCGGGCCAATTAATAAACAGGGCATTATTCGCACTACTACTGTTAACACATTTAGTGACCCTGCGCTTTCTAAAAAGCAACAAACATACAGTGCTCAAGTTGACCCCAATACCGCCATTCCCGGGGATGATATTGACGTATTAGAGACATTTGAGGATTTTTAATGAAGTCATTTGAAAAAATTAACGACGTATTCAATATAGATACGCCTGTTAATACCCCTTTAGAAATTGTACCCCCAGCAGCTTCTTCTGCTTTAGAGCAAGAAGATGACTTTGCCTTAGCCAGAAACACTTTACGCAATCTTATTAATAAAAACGAAGATGTAATTACTGAGTTAATTCACATTTCTAAAAACTCAGAGCATCCGAGAGCCTATGAGGTTGTAGGACAGCTAGTCAAAGCACAATCTGATATAGCAAAAGATCTTATTAATCTACATAAACAGAAAAAAGATATTACTGGTGAAGAGCCTCAAAAAATAAGTACGCAAAACAATATAGTATTTGCTGGTTCTACTTCCGATCTTATGAAGCTTATTAGCGCTCAGAAAGCTAAAGCAAATTGACACAAAATAAAAATTCCTATAACGGTAACCGCTCTCTTAAACAAATTGGATATTCAATCCAGTACACGTATGAGCAGGTTCAAGAGTTAATGAAGTGTAAGGATGATCCAAAGTACTTCATTAAAACTTATTGTAAGATCGTTTCACTTGATAGTGAACAGCTAATACCATTCGAGCTTTTCGGATATCAGGAAAAGTTTATTGATGTTATACAAAATAACCGTAAAGTTATCAGTATGCAGCCCAGACAGATGGGTAAGTCTCAAACCGTAGCTGCTTATATTCTCTGGTATACTTTATTTAACAATAATAAGACCGTCGCTATTCTGGCATATAAATCAGATGCTGCAATGGAAATTCTTTCTCGTTACCAGTTAATGTATGAGAATGTGCCTATCTGGATGCAGCAAGGTATTAAGACATGGAATAAAGGCGACGTAGAATTAGAGAATGGTTCCTCTGTATTCACTGCTGCAACTTCTTCAGCTGGTATTCGCGGTAAGTCGGTTAACTTGCTATATGTCGACGAGGTGGCAATTGTTCCTAACAACATTGCTGAACAATTCTTCACCTCTGTATACCCCGTAGTTTCCGCAGGTGAGACTACCAAAATTATTCTAACTTCTACCCCTTTAGGTTATAACCATTTTTGGAAGTTTTGGAATGATGCAGAAAGCGGGGCTAATGGTTTTAAACATCTTAGAGTTGAATATTCCGAGCATCCGAAACGCGACGCTAAATGGGCTGCAGAACAAAAAGCACTACTGGGTGAAGTTAAATTTAATCAGGAAGTATTATGCGCGTTCCTTGGATCGTCGAACACACTTATCTCCCCAGATACTATAGCTCGTCTGTCACCAAAACCATACGTTTTTGCGAAGGATAATTTAGATGTTCTGGAAGAACCTAGAAAAGGTCATTCTTACTTTATTTCAGTCGATACATCAAGGGGAGTTGAGCGTGATTTTTCAGCATTCACAGTTATCGATACTACCGAGTATCCATTTACACTAGTAGCTAAATATAGAGATAATAAAATTAGCCCTTTGCTGTATCCTAGCGTAGTACATAAGATTGCTAAAGACTATAATAATGCATATGTTATGGTTGAGATCAACGACATCGGACAGCAAATTGCTGATATCATGCATAACGATTTGGAATATGAAAATATGTTATGGGTTGGTAGTGATTCGAAATACGGCCAACACATATCCAGTTCCGGTAGAGATGCTAAATTAGGTGTAAGAACAACAAAACAAGTTAAAAGTATTGGCTGCGCTACACTTAAATCTTTAGTTGAAAATAACAAATTACTAGTTTTTGATAAGGATATAATTTCTGAGTTTTCAACTTTTGTGGAAACAAAAGGAACCTTTAAAGCTGATGAAGGTTACAACGACGATTTAACCATGACATTAGTTCTTTTTGGGTGGGCTTCTAATGACCCTCTTTTTAAAGACTTAATGAATGCAAACAATCGCGATGCACTGTTCAAACAGCAAATGATCAATATTGAAGAAGAACTCACACCATTTGGTTATATTGACAACGGAATGCCTGAAGAACTTAGACCGGAAGTCATAGATGGTGATCTTTGGTTTACAGATCAGTATCAGGCAAGCTTAAAAGAGTTTGTTGAAAGCAAAACATGGTAGCTCTAAATATCAGGATTAATAAATATCCATGTAAATTTTGTTATGAAACACTAACATTATAAGGAGAAGAAGATGGCATTTCAGCTTTCACCAGGAGTATTAGTAACCGAGAAGGACCTGACATCGGTCGTTCCCGCAGTTGCTACTACCGCGGGCGGTTTTGCTGGCGCCTTCCAATGGGGACCCGTAGACCAGGTTACTACAGTAGATTCGGAAAATAATCTCGTTGAGAGATTTGGTAAGCCAAACGACACCACATTTAAGTCGTTCTTTACCGCAGCCAACTTCCTATCTTATGGTAACAACCTTCAGGTAATCCGCGTTGTAGATAAGAGCGCTGCAAAGAACGCCGTTTCAGGTTTATCAAACGTCATAGCAATAACTGCTGTAAACGTTTCGGGTGGGGGCTATACAGCTGCTGCTCAGGCCAACACCACAATTACATTTACAACTACAGGCGTATTTCAACCAACTGTTAATGCTACAGCTACGTTAGAATACAGCGGTCAAAATGTAGACTCGATTACTATCGTGACCCGTGGGGTAGGTTATACCAAGGCCGTAAGAGACAACACTACAGTTACTATTGCAACTACAGGTGCTGTACAACCTACAACCAACGCTACTGCAACTATTGGCTACACACAATTTGACGATGATGCAATTTTAATTAAGAACGAAGACGATTATATTTCTAACGCGTCTGATGGCTCAAAGAATGTTGGTGAGTTTGTAGCTAAGTATCCTGGTGTACTTGGCAACTCACTAAAAATTTCAATGTGTGACGGGTCTACCTGGTCAGAGTGGGACTTTGCAAGCAATTTCGATGATGCCCCTGGTACTTCTTCATATGCTGCGTCTGTGGGCGGTGCTCACGATGAAATGCACATCATCGTTATTGATGAAGATGGCGCATGGACAGGTGAGCGTAATGCAGTCTTAGAAAAGTTCGCTTTTGTTTCTAAAGCTTCAGACGCTAAGCGCTCTGATGGCTCATCGGCATACTACAAAGATGTAATTAACAACACATCCAAGTATATCTGGTGGACAGACCATACAACTGTAACCTTATCTGGTACGACCTGGGGATCACAAGCGTCTGGCGCAACATTTGCTAACTTACAGCACGAAGTAAATATCTCATTACTTGGTGGTGTCTCAGCCGATGCTCCTACTGCCGGAAACATTCAGTCAGCTCTATCTATCCTAGCTAACGACGAAGCGTACGACATTTCTTTACTACCTCTGGGTGAAGCCGATACAGCTACTGTAAACTTCGCCATTGGTAGCGTTGCTGAAGTAAGAAAAGACTGCGTGGTATTTGCATCACCTGAAATGGCTGATGTTGTGGACAATGCAGGATCAGAAGCTACTGATGTTACCGCTTTCAGAGATACCCTGACAGCTAGCTCATATGCTGTTCTGGACTCTGGCTGGAAGTATCAGTACGATCGCTATAACGACAAGTATCGCTGGGTACCATTAAACGGTGACACAGCTGGTCTTGCTGTTCGTACCGACTTCGTAGCCGACCCATGGTTCTCTCCTGCTGGTTTCAACCGCGGTCAAGTTAAGAATGTTGTTAAGCTCGCTTATTCACCAAGCAAGACAGACAGAGACACGCTGTACAAGAAGGGTGTTAACCCAATAGTTTCGTTCCCTGGTCAGGGTACCGTACTATTCGGGGATAAGACTCTACTTGCCAAGCCTTCTGCCTTCGACAGAATTAACGTTCGTAGATTGTTCATTGTGCTTGAGAAAGCTATCGCAACCGCTGCGAAGTTCCAGCTGTTCGAATTCAACGACGCTTTCACACGTGCTCAATTCCGCAATCTAGTTGAACCGTTCTTGAGAGACGTACAAGGCCGTAGAGGTATTACCGACTTCAAGGTTGTTTGTGACGAGACTAACAATACCGGTCAAGTAATCGACCGTAATGAGTTCGTAGCAGACATCTTTGTCAAGCCAGCTCGTGCAATTAACTTCATCCAACTGAACTTTATTGCAACACGTACTGGTATTTCATTCGAAGAAGTTGGCGCTTAATAGGACAAGGGAGAGAATAAATGACAACATTTAACGTAGAGCGCTTTAAATCAGCTCTTACAAACGGTGGTGCTCGCCCTAATCAATTCTATGTTGAGCTTTCCTTCCCTACATACGTAGCGGGAGCCAGCATAGCAGTTGCGCGTTCGCCATTCCTAGTATCTGTAGCAGAACTTCCTGGTCAAACAGTCAACCCTGCCATTGTTCAGTATAGAGGTAGAGAAGTTAAGTTTGTTGGTGACCGTGTATACGCACCATGGACTGTAACCGTTCTAAACGACGCTGAGCTTTCTATCCGCAACGCTCTAGAGCAGTGGATGGGTGGTATGGAAGACTATGCAACCAAAATCGGTCGTCTACAACCTTCAGAATATCAACGCGATGCAAGCGTTTATCAGTTAGACAGAAATGGTAACATTCTAAAGTCTTACAAATTGGTAAATTGCTTCCCTGTTGATCTGTCACCTGTAGGCCTCGATTTCGGTGCAAACGATCAGATCTCATCATTTACTGTAACGTTCCAGTACCAGCATTTCACAACCTCTAGCAACCCGCTAGGTGGTATCGTGAATTTTGGTGGTATTTTTAACGGTTAATTTACAATTTGAAATTTTATAATGGCGATTAATATCTTTGGTTTTACAATTGGGCGTGAGGATAAACAACAGGAGTTAAAGAGTCAATCTTTTATAACTCCTGTTGCCGAAGACGGCACCTCCACGGTTTCAGCCGGTGGTTATTTTGGAACATATGTAGATATAGATGCATCAGCTCGGTCTGAATCCGAGCTGATCTCTCGTTATCGAGACATTTCCAATTACCCTGACGTTGACACTGCTATAGAAGAAATTATTACTGAGGCTATCGCTGCAATTGACAGCGAGGAACCAGTGAAGCTGGATCTAGATAAACTAGATCTTTCTGATAGTATAAAGAAAAAAATTCAGGATGAGTTTGATACACTTTTAAATCTTTTAGATTTTAAAGATAAAGCACACGATGTTTTTAGACGTTGGTATATTGACGGTCGTTTGTACTATCAAAAAGTTATAAACCCAGCGCAGACAAAAAAAGGTATTCAAGAACTTAGATTTATTGATCCGAGAAAGATCAGAAAAGTTCGACAAGTACAGAAAGAAAAATTACAGTCTGGTGTTGAGGTAATTAAGTCTATTGATGAGTTTTTTGTTTATAACGATAAAGGGATTACTACTACACCAGGTACAGATCCTAATCAATCTAACGGTATAAGAATTGCACCAGATACAATTACATTTGTACCTTCCGGGCTTCTAGACCTAGATAGAAATGTGGTTATTGGTTACTTAAACAAGGCAATTAAGCCTGTTAACCAGCTTAAAATGATGGCAGACTCCTTAGTCATTTATAGACTGAGTAGAGCACCAGAGCGTAGAATTTTTTATATTGATGTAGGAAATTTACCTAAGATAAAAGCCGAGCAGTACATGAAGGACATCATGGCTCGCTATCGCAATAAGATAATCTACGATTCTACGACCGGTGAAGTTAAGGATGATCGTAAGTTCATGACTATGTTAGAAGATTTCTGGCTACCCAGACGCGAAGGCGGAAGAGGTACAGAAATTACTACCCTTCCAGGCGGAGAAAACTTAGGACAGATTCAAGATATTGAGTTCTTCCAAAATAAAGTATACCAGGCCCTCAACGTACCGGTATCGAGATTCCAACAGCAATCAGGTTTTAACTTTGGTAGAGCTGCTGAGATTTCTAGAGATGAAGTAAAGTTTGCAAAGTTTATTAGCAGACTGCGTAGAAAGTTTAATAAGTTATTTGATGATTTGCTAGAAACGCAACTTGTACTTAAAGGTGTTATTACACCTGAAGATTGGCAAAGCATTAAAGAAAAGCTCGATTATCAGTACGCTCAAGATCAGTATTATCAAGAAATAAAAGAAGCTGAAAATATAAGAAATAGACTTGATGTACTAAATCAAATGTCGCCGTATGTAGGTATTTACTTTAGTAAAGACTACGTAAGAAAGAAAGTTCTAAGACTCACTAACGAAGAAATAGAACAAATAGAACAAGAAATTGAATCTGATCCCCCTGAAATTCAACCTGGAATGCCTGGTTCTGAACAGGCAGCAGCTCTTTCTAGAGAGACGTTGGGTAATCAGGGATAAATAAATTAATGGAGTAAATATGGACAATCAAGAATTAATTAACAATATTATAGATAAAATTATTTCTGGTGATAATGCCGAGGCTAAACAGTCTATTGAGAGCATTCTTACACAGAAAATGAACGATGCTATTGATGTTAAAAAACAGGAAGTCGCGCAAAGCATTTATTCTCAGCAGACAACCGATGATGTGAGTAGTGAAGAAGAACCCGAAAGCACTCAACAAAGCTAAAAGAGAATACAAATGGCCGATATTCATATTCTTAAAAACACGCGACGCCAAGCCGCTGTTAAAGTATCAGGAACAGGGTCAGCTACTATTGATGTAGCGTCTCTTGCTTATGCTGATCAAACTATAACCACCGCCAATCTTGAACTGATGCTTACAGATGCATCATTTATGACTACTTCAAGCGGTAATGTAAAGAGAAACAGCAACTTAATCCTTGTCATGCCGTCAGGATCAGCTGATACGTTTAACTTTACTTCCGACATTGGGGTCAATCTTAACGAAGCCGCTAATTCAAATATCGTGGTTAACCTAGGTGCCACCGAAGGTGTGTGTATTTTACAGTTCAGTAAGGGTGCTGGTTATAACGATCCTAATAGACAAAATCAAGGACCTGGCTCACTATGAAGCTGATCACTGAAACCACTCAGGATGTTAAATTCCTGACGGAAAAAAAAGAAGACGGTTCTAAAGGATACTTTATTGAAGGTATCTTTATGCAAACCGAAAAAGAAAATAGAAACGGCCGCATTTACCGCAAAGGTATAATGGAAAGTGCACTTAATGAATATCAAGGTCTTATTGAATCAAAAAGATCTTTAGGAGAGTTAGGACATCCTCCTAACCCTCAAATTAATCTTAACCAAGTATCTCACCTTATTACTCGTCTTAATTTTGAAGGCAACGACGTTTACGGTCGCGCCAAGATACTTGATACACCCATGGGTAAGATTGCCAAGAACCTAATTGATGAAGGGGTGTCCTTCGGTGTTTCTTCTAGAGGTCTAGGTTCTATTAAAGAAGTTAACGGTATCAACGAAGTACAAGATGACTTTCATTTAGCTACTGTAGATATCGTTGCTGATCCTTCAGCCCCGGATGCCTTCGTACAAGGTATTATGGAGTCAGCTGAATGGATTCTTGACAATGGTGTATGGAAATCTGTACAAATTGAACAGGCTAGAAAAACTATTAAAAAGGCTAATAAAGCTGAACTTAGTAGCGTTAAGCTTAAGCTATTTGAATCGTTCTTAAAGAGCGTCAAGTAACTTTATTTTATAAATAATAGATCACGTAATCTACTCTTAGGAGAACAGGATGTCAGTCGAAGCAAAAATTAAAGAGTTGTTAGGCCGCGTAAGCGCTTCACAACAACTGACTGAAGAATCTACCGAGAACCTTGCTGCTGCGGGTATAGCTGATACCGGCACTAAGGCAGCTGCTAGCATGAAGAAAGATACTTCAAAAGCTGCTTCTGCTGCAATCGCTGGTGACACTACTGCGCCCAAGCAAGGTGATTCGAAAGACGCTTCATTCACAACACGCGATGAAGACGATGCTAATCCTGGTGCTGCTGTTTCAGCTGGCATCACTAAAGCAGGTCTTCCCGATAATAAGGGCGACGCTAAAACCGCCAAAGTTCCAGCAATGGAATCAACTGAAGAAGAATCAGAAGAGTTCGTAATCTCTGAAGAAGAGACTGAAGAACAAATTGATATTTCTTCTCAGTTAAATTCTATTTTCGGTGAAGAGCTCTCTGAAGACTTCAAGACCAAAGCTACCTCTATTTTTGAAGCTGCCGTTATCGCTCGTGTAAACAGCGAAATGGAAAAAGTGACAGCCAAGCTAGAAGAGCAGTCTGTCGCACAACTACAAGAATTCAAAACCGGTATTGTAGAAAAAGTTGATAACTATCTATCCTATGTTGTCGAGCAGTGGATGGAAGAGAATCAACTAGCTGTTGAAGCTGGGCTACGTACTGAAATTGCAGAAGATTTCATTTCTGGACTTAAGACTCTGTTTAAAGAGCACTACATTGAAGTTCCAGAAGAAAAGTATGATGTCATTACAGACCTAGAAACACAAAAGTCTGAAATGAAGGAAAAACTCGATGAGAGTATTGCTCAAAATGTTGAGCTTTCTAAGGAACTTAGCGCACTCAAGCGTGCTAAGGTACTAGAAGAACAAACAAAAGACCTAGCTGCTACGGAAGCTGAAAAGCTAACAAAGCTTGTCGAAGGTGTTGAGTTTGACACGGAAGAGCTGTACAAAGAGAAAGTAGCTGTCATTAAGGAAAATTATTTCCCTAAGACTGTTGCTAAGTCTCCTGAGCAGTTACTCGTTGAAGAAAGCGGTACCACACCTGCTTTTGAAAACAATGACACGATTTCTAGATATGCCACGGCAATTTCTAGATCTGTCAAGAAAAGATAACTTATAAATATACAAACCATTCCATAAGGAGAAGGTAATGTACCTATCAGAAAACATTCAAAAGAAGTGGGGCGCTATTCTCGATCACGCCGACCTTCCTGAAATCAAAGACAACTATAAGAAGTCTGTAACTGCAGTACTTCTTGAGAACCAAGAAAGAGCTCTTCGCGAAGAGCGTCAGATGCTTGCTGAAGTTGCTCCTGCAAACAGCATCATGGCCAACGACGGTGCAACAAGCATCGACCGCTACGATCCGATCCTGATCGGTCTAGTACGTCGTGCTATGCCTAACCTGATGGCTTATGACATCTGCGGCGTTCAGCCTATGACTGGTCCTACCGGTCTTATCTTCGCAATGCGCTCTGTATACGGTAACACCCGTACAGACTCCGGTCTAACCGAAGCTCTGTTCAACGAAGCTGACACCGACTTCTCGTCATCTTCTTACTCTTCAGCTCTTGCCGGCTCAGGTACTCCTCTGAACGGTACTCACCAGGGCAATAACCCTGTTGATGGTACATACACCACTGGTGGTGGTATGACCACAGCTGAAGCTGAAGCTCTTGGTGATGCTGCTGGTAACGCTTTCGGTCAGATGGGTTTTGCTATCGACAAGACCACTGTTACAGCTCGTTCACGTGCTCTGAAGGCTGAGTACACCTTAGAACTAGCACAAGACCTGAAGGCTATCCACGGTCTTGACGCTGAGTCTGAGCTTTCAAACATCCTGTCACAGGAAATCATGTTTGAAATCAACCGCGAAGTTGTTCGTACAATCTACAAGGTTGCCAAGCCTGGTTCACCTTCTACAGCTACCGCTGGCACATTCAACCTAGACGTTGACTCTAACGGCCGTTGGTCTGTTGAGCGCTTCAAGGGTCTGCTGTTCAACATGGAACGCGACGCTAACCACATCGGTCAAGATACCCGTCGTGGCAAGGGTAACTTCATCGTCTGCTCTGCTGACGTTGCTTCTGCTCTAGCAATGGCTGGTGTTCTGGACTATGCTCCTGCACTGTCTACCAACCTGAACGTTGACGATACCGGTAACACCTTCGCTGGTGTCCTGAATGGTCGTTTCCGCGTTTACATCGACCCATATTCTGCCAACCTAGGCGCTGCTAGCCAGTTCTACGTTGTTGGTTATAAGGGTACTTCACCTTATGACGCTGGTATTTTCTACTGCCCATACGTTCCTCTACAGATGGTTCGTGCAGTTGATCCTAACAGCTTCCAGCCAAAGATTGGCTTCAAGACCCGCTACGGCATGATTGCTAACCCATACGTTACAACATCCGGTGGTTCTGCAGCTGCTGACGCTGACACATTTACAGCTAACCGCAACCAGTACTATCGTCGTACCAAGGTTGTCAACCTGATGTAATTGAACCGACAGAGATCGGTATTAGAGGGAGCTTCGGCTCCCTCTTTTTTTATGGATAAATATTGTAGAAAGGATTGAAATGTTTACAGCAAACCTTAGCACAATATTAAACGAAGTTACCAGTGTAACGACGTCACCGGTTACAAACTACCTAAGACCAAACGGTTTTAGGTTCACCATTAAAGAGCTTCCAGGAGTGGCATTTACTTGCCAGTCCGCTAATCTCCCAGCTCTTACTTTAGGGTCAACCGTACAACCCACGCCGTTCTTAGATATACCTCATGTTGGCGATAAAAACTCTTTTGGTGATTTTACCATTAGATTCCTTATTGCAGAAGACATGTCAAATTATCTAGAATTATATGAATGGCTAGTTGCACTTGGCTTTCCGAAAGACTATAATCAGTATAGGAACTTTTCGGGCGATCGCATGAATCGGTTTCCTTTCGTAAGAGATGCAAGAGGAGCTCCTATTTCGGTTGCCTATTCGGACGGTACTTTGACTATATTAGATAGTAACAACGTACCTAAGACCAATATACATTTTAAGGATATGTTTCCCGTTTCTGTCGAGGCTTTAGACTTCGATATCACGTCTTCAAGCGTAGAATATTTTGTAGGAATAGCATCATTTAAGTACAAACTGTTTGATATTGAAGCATTATAACATTTGGAGTTTTTATGACACAAAGAAAAGTTGAGTTGAAAGTTGAAGAGGTTCGTAAGAATAAATTTTTTATTGCTACACCATGCTATGGTGGTCAACTAAATGAGCCGTACTTCCGTTCAGTAATTAAAATGATGACGTTTTTTAACGGTCATCAAATCCCACTAGCTTTTGGTACCATTGCTAATGAGTCACTTGTTACTCGAGCCCGTAATGTACTGCTAGCATACTTCCTTAATTCAGACTATACTCATCTTTTGTTTATTGATGCTGATATTGAGTTTCAAGTTGAAGATGTACTAAAGCTATACGCGCACGATAAGGATGTAGTTGTCGGTGCGTACCCTAAGAAGGGTGTAGCTTGGAATAGAATTAGACAAAATCTTACGTCACCAGAACTCGGAGATAGGCCTCTGAGTGATAAGGAAATCGCTGCATTTGGTTCTGATTATGCTATTAACTTTAAATTTGTTGATCGTGAAAAAGGTACCATTGCAGTTGAAAAAGGCCTGATCAAGCTGCATGATGCGGGTACTGGTTTTATGATGATTAAGAGAGAAGCTATTCTCAAGATGATCAAAGCATACCCTGAACTCAAGTATAATAATGATGTAAACATTAATAATGAGAGCTTGAAGGACCATTTCTACGCCTTGTTCGATACTATGATCGACCCTGTTGATCGCCGCTATCTTTCTGAAGACTATACCTTCTGTCGTCGCTGGCAAGAAATCGGTGGCGATATTTGGCTTGATCCGACAATCTCACTCAATCACTACGGTCATTTCTGTTTCCAGGGCAACCCGCAGGCTATTATTAATTTTAATGCACCGGTAAGTAATGAACTACCTCAAGCACCTAAGCGGGAAGTAGTTACATTGGACCTCCCTGACGAATAAATTGCGTCTACTATATTATGAAATTATCTGATCTACAAGAAGAATGGACTAAAGATTCACCCATTAATGAGACTAACCTGGGTAGTGAAGCTGCCCGGGTACCTCTTCTCCACTCTAAGTATATCGGGTATCTTGGTAAGGTCAGGCTACAGCTCCGCAAGGCAGAATCAGACTACTTTAAAACTCGTAGTAAAAAATATCGATACTATCGAGGTGAAATGTCGCGCGATGAGTTAGAAGAAGAGGGCTGGGTTCAATTTCAAGGCAATAAACCATTAAAGAACGAGATGGATGAATTCCTTCAATGTGATGGTGATTTAATCGAACTTCAAGATAAAGTAGAGTATTTTAAAACCGTTCAATATACTCTAGAGCAAATTATTAGATCCCTCAATTCAAGGACCTGGGATATTAAGTCAAGCATTGAATGGGTTAAGTTTACGAATGGAATGTTATGATAAATTACGAAAAAATTGTTCTTGACGAGCTGTTTTTTATTAAATTTAAATTACCCGATGATGTATTTCAGGCTATAAAAGCAGAAGTACAGGAAATGAAAGATAATAACTTTGAAGAGACAGTCCCTTATAATACTAACCTCGCAGGTGCTATAGAACAAGAATATTCGCTTTTTAAATGTCGCGATGCTATTAATGACTTTTTTTATAATTGTAATATTAGACCAAATGGTAAAAGACTAAAATTAGCTAAAGCCTACGGTTTATCGCTATGGGTAAATTTTCAAAAAAAACACGAATATAACCCGTTGCATAATCACGACAGTAGTTTCAGCTTTGTAACATGGGTAAACATACCATACACATTGGAAAATGAGCTTGCTTGTAGCCATGCTAAGAGCGGCACATCACCAATGGCTCCAGCGTTTATGTTCCTTTTTTCTAAAACAGTTCCTGATCCACGCTTCCCGGTAGATTTTTTCCGGATCGAAGTTGAGAAAAAGCACGAAGGATTGTGCTTGGTTTTTCCTAGTAATTTACAGCACATGGTAACTCCGTTTTATACCTCAGATGACTATAGAATTTCAGTTTCCGGTAATTTTGACTTAGTAGATGCAGATTAAAATCCAAAAAAAGAACGAAGTCTATTTAAAAGTAGACTGCGAACCGGGTATCGCACAAGAGCTTAACGATCATTTTTGCTTTGATGCTCCGGGGGCTCGTTTCCACCCATTAGTACGAAATAAACTATGGGATGGTAAAATTCGTCTTTTTTCTATGCTTACTAAAGAGCTCTACATAGGGCTCTTACACTATCTAGAGCATTTTGCTGAAGTTAATAACTATCAAATCGATTATGAGCAATATACCCAACAAGCCGATGCAGTCACACCTGAACTGGTCAAACAGTTTGTCGATGAACTCAACATATCCTTACCGGGTGGCGCATCCGTTAGAGAATATCAATTGGATGCGATCTACCGGGCTATCACAGATGGTAGGCGTCTTCTTCTCTCACCCACAGGCTCGGGTAAATCTCTCATTATCTACTGCTTACTGCGATGGAACGAACGATTCGGAAGAAAGCAGCTTATCCTGGTCCCAACCACTTCCCTGGTCGAGCAAATGTATGCCGATTTCCAATCCTACTCTCAAAATAACGGATGGAAAGCTTCCTATAATTGTTCAAGAATCTACTCGGGACATTCTAAAGAAAATCTTCTACCGATCGTAATATCTACTTGGCAATCAGTATATGAATTGCCGAAAAAGTTCTTCGAAGAATTTCAAGTTGTATATGGTGATGAAGCGCACTTGTTTAAAGCAAAATCACTTACCAGTATCATGCATAAGATGTCCAAGACACCTTATCGTGTAGGTACAACCGGTACACTAGACGGTACCAAGACCCATAAGCTAGTTCTAGAAGGGTTATTTGGACCCGTCTACAAGGTTACAACGACTAAAGAGCTGATGGATAGCAGTCAGCTGGCTGAGTTAAAGATATTTGGTATTATCCTTAACTATTCTGATGATATAAAAAAGAACAACAAAGAACTCAAATATCAAGAAGAGATGGACTGGCTAGTACAGCACGAGCCACGAAACCGTTTCATTCGGAATTTAGCGCTAAAACAGAAGGGAAACACCCTAGTTTTGTTCCAATTCGTTGAAAAACACGGTAAAAATCTGTACGATTTGATACAAAATAAAGCAGAAGAAGGTAGGATGGTATCGTTCGTATTCGGAGGTACTGATACTGATCAAAGAGAAACCATTCGCTCGTTAACCGAGAAACAAGATAACGCTATCATTATTGCGTCCTATGGTACGTTTTCTACAGGAATAAATATTAGAAACCTTCACAATATTATTTTTGCTTCCCCTTCTAAATCACGGATTAGAAACTTGCAGTCGATTGGTAGAGGCTTAAGATTAGGTGATGAAAAGGTAAGCTGTAATCTGTATGATATTGGTGATGATTTAACTTGGAAAACAAGAAAGAACTACACCCTACTACACATGGTCGAGCGCTTGAAGATTTACAACGACGAGCACTTTGACTACAAACTAATAAAGGTAGACCTCTAATGTTCTGTAAGTTTCTTAAACTCACCAACGGTGAAAATATAATTGCGACTACGGAAGACGAATGCACAACTTTTAAAGATAAAGAATTTTTGCAAGTAACAGACCCCGTACAGGTTGGTACTATACGGATGCCCAGAGGTAATATGGTCATTGAGTCATATGTTCTTCAACCCTGGATAAGACTAGCAAAAGAAAATATAGTTAACATTCATGTTCATAATATTGTAGCTACGGTTGATCTTCCCGAAGATGCTCAAGCACAATATTATGATTTTATTCAAACGTCAGGTAAGATTAGTTTTACTTCTGGAGATGGCCAAGCCGAAGCAGAAGAAATGGAAGAGCAGCTTGAGGAGGAACAAAATGATCTCTTAAGCAGTATTTTTGATAGTGATGAAGAGGAAGACAATGGATACACAGCAAGAACCCGTACAAGAATTATCCACTGAGAAGAAACCTTCTCACTATGTAGATAATAAAAAATTTTTTGAAGCTCTGGTTGAATATAAGCAGCAAATAGAGCATGCTAAAGCAAACTGTCTTCCAAAGCCGAGAGTAAGTGAGTACATAGGAGAATGCTTCCTTAAAATTGCTACTCATTTATCCTACAAGGCTAACTTTATTAACTATACTTTTAAAGATGATATGATATCTGACGGTATAGAGAACTGCCTGACCGCTGTTGATAAGTTTGACCCTACTAGATCTACTAATCCATTTGCCTACTATACGCAGATAGTTTTCTTCGCTTTTGTAAGACGAATACAAAAAGAAAAGAAACAACAAGCAACTAAGTACAAGATGATGGAGAATGTAGATATAGATATGCTTATTTCTCACTCTCAAGATAATGAAGAGTTTACTAATCAACTTATCGAAATGGTTCGTAAGCAGTACGACCAGATCGACACAGATAAGAAAACCTTACCAGTAAAAAAGAAGAAAGAAAAACAAGTCGAAGTTGACGACGATCAATAAATATCATATAATATTATGTACCTGTGACAGCTGCCCTTCCAGCTGAAACTAAAATAACTAGGAGTTCTAATGTCTAAAATTAAAGTATCGGAGTTATTTTACTCCATTCAAGGCGAGGGTCGTTATATGGGCGTACCCTCGGTCTTTCTAAGAACCTTCGGCTGTAACTTTACCTGTGACGGCTTTGGTATGCCCCCTGGGGAGAAATCAATTGAACGCGATAAAGTTGCTACAAGAGCTGAAGAGTTCAAAACTTATAAAGATCTTCCTCTTGTATCCACTGGGTGTGATTCTTATGCTTCTTGGGATGTTCGTTTCAAGCATCTTAGCCCTGTTGTGGATACTAACGGCCTTGCCGATTCGATTGTGGATTTACTTCCGCACAAGAGGTGGGAAGACGAACATCTTGTAATCACCGGCGGTGAGCCTCTTCTGGGATGGCAACGAGCTTACCCTGATCTTCTCTCACATGAGAAGATGCTTCCTCTTAAAGAGATCACATTCGAAACTAACGGCACCCAACCGCTATCAAAAGAGTTTCGACACTACTTGCTTGATTGGACCCTTAGCCCAGAATGGGGAAGACGCGGTTACGATAAGCTAACTTTCTCTGTGTCTGCTAAGCTCTCTGTTTCGGGTGAAAAGTGGGAAGATGCTATTAAACCAGAAGTAGTTGTTGATTATGAACAGGTAGGTTATACTTACTTGAAGTTTGTTGTAGCTACACCTCAAGATGCTACTGAAGCACAACACGCTGTCGAAGAGTATCGTAAAGCTGGTTTCAAAGGACCGGTTTATATCATGCCCGTGGGTGGTGTAGAATCTGTATACTCAATGAATAACAAGAACGTAGCATTAATGGCTATGAAAAATGGATGGCGGTATTCCGATAGATTACAGGTACCGCTATTTAAAAATGAATGGGGTACCTAATGTCAGATGAAGTTATAGTGTATTGGACACCAGTTAGATTTCCTGAGGTTACCCCTGCTATTGACTTAGCTATACATGACTTAAACAATATAGTAGGGGAAATGTCGGGAGATTTGCCCGGGAGATCTACCAGTATTATAAATTGCCCAGCCATAACCGGGACCCTTAAAAATACATTTCGTGTTAAATCTAATTTAAATTATGATCTAACATGGTCCGATAATGGATTTCACTCCTCACAAAAAAATCAAGAATTTTTTAACAAGTATGTTAAAATACGAGACACTAAAACCGGTCTTGTATCTATTGACAGTCTGGGTATGTTGTTTTTTACTGAAGCACCCTCTCTCATTATGGAGGTAAAAAATGCTACATATGCAAGAAATAATTTTCGATCAACTTCAATATTTACAGAAGGGTCATTCGATATAGGTAAGTGGTACAGACCGACGGAGATCTCTTTTTTCTTTATGAATAAGAATTCAACTGTAAATATTTGCTATGATGATTCTTTATATTATGTTAAATTTTTAACTGAAAAAAAAGTGAGACTTAAGAAATATCATTTCACCCGTAACCTAGCCGATAGACTAGATGGGTTTATCGTTAATAGAGATAACATTAAGGATAACTTTAAAGATATTAAATTTATTAACAAACTACAAAAATACTATAATGCATTTGAACAATCAAGATATAAGTCTTATATCTTAAAAGAAATCAAAAATAACTTGATGGAGTAAACATGAGCTTACAAAAAGGAAAGACCGACCCTGAGCTGGGTTATCAGATCGACGAATACCTTAAGGCAAAAGGTGTTCATACCCCTACAAACATCGATATGCTTCTTCGCAAAGACGAGGGCAAGATCAAAAAGATCGAGAAGCATTTCGCTGCCATTATGGATATTCTTGGCTTGGATCGTAACGATGATTCACTTACTGAAACCCCTAAGCGTGTAGCTAAGATGTATGTGAATGAGATTTTCTGGGGCCTAAGACCTGAGAACTTTCCTAAGTGTACCGTTATCGAGAATAAGATGGGGTATGACGAGATGGTGATTGAAAAAGACATTACACTAATGTCTAACTGCGAGCATCACTTTGTTACTATCGATGGTAAGGCTCACGTAGCTTATATTCCTAAGGGTAAGGTTCTGGGTTTGTCTAAGCTTAATCGTATCGTAGAATACTTTGCGCGTAGACCTCAGGTTCAGGAACGAATTGCCGAACAGGTGTATCATGCTCTGGTCTATATTCTTGGTACTGAAGATGTGGCAGTGGTTATTGAGGGCGTTCACTACTGTGTTAAGTCGCGTGGTGTGGAAGATCACAGCTCGTATACTATGACTGCCAAACTAGGTGGCTGCTTTAGAAATGAGCCTGATTGCCGCGCCGAATTTATGTCACTGATTAAGAAATGATAGAACCTTTTTATGTTGACACTGGATTAGATAATACTTTTAATTCTATTCTTATTAAAGAGATTATATACACTAAAGGCTGGGCTTTAAGTGGGGATATAGAACTGTTTAATAACGGCGGTGATCTAGGGGATTATTCTGATTCAGGGTTTCAGTTTGTAAGTTTCCTTAAAGGGTCAAATGAAAATCACCCCCAATATAGTACGGTAAATTCTTACGCAAGTTTGATAGGTAATATAGTATTAAAAAAACAAAAAAATATACTAATAAAAAATTATGACATGGGTCGATTTTTCTGGAGCTATTATAATAAAGCTTCAAACGGTTTAACCCATGTAGATACATCAGAAAGCATGCAAGGTGATTATTTAAGCATAGTATATTACTTAAATAACAACGACGGCGGTACAGAAGTAGATGGTAAAAAATATAATAGCAAAGCGGGATATGCTTTAGTATTTAACTCCAGATCCCCGCACAGAGGGTTCGGTCCTTACAATGAAAAAATGAAGCTTGTTCTTAATATTATGCTGAGAATAAATTTTTAACCTTATGGAAATTTTATCTCTATTTCCTGATTATCTACTTGTTGATCATGCATCAGATCAAGAGTTATCCGATATAAGAGAAGAACTTTGGCTTAAAAAGACTGAAATTAGTAAACTTATAACTCAAGGCACCTGGGGAGATAATATATCTACCACTGTTGATTTATGTAAAAACGTAATTAAACAATTTAATCTCATAAAACTCGAAAGCTTTATAGAACCTAGAATACATGCGTACTTAAAAACCTATACCTTGTATAAAGACGTTTCTAAAATTTCCTTATTTGAAAGCTGGGTTAATTTTTCGAATAGATACAGCTTTCAAAACTTACATATTCATCCTCCATGGCATTCAACAGTAAGCGGGGTATTTTTTGTTGAAGTACCTGAGAATTGCGGAAATACTGTATTTGTACCGGGGTTAGTTGAAGAAGATTTAAAAGGCAGCTATGAAGTGAAACCCGAGCCTGGTAAACTTTTAATCTTTCACGGCTCTTTACCGCACATGGTTCGGGTTAATAACAGCACTTCTTCTAGAATTTCTATATCGTTTAACTATAGTCTTAAAATAGATAGATTTTATAATTATGAGTTTGATAATGTGGTATAAAAATTCTGAAGGGCGGTACGGTGCAAAAGGCGCCAAGGGTGATCTAGGAGAGTCTATTGTAGAAGAATATTGTAAAACAAACAGTATTCCTTTTGAGGATAAAAACGACTTAAACAGTCAAGTTAATCTTAAAATAGACTGTTTAATTGACAGTACGCCTGTAGATGTAAAGTCAAACTTTTATCAAGGCTTCCTTTGTGTAGAGTTATACACAGTAAAAAATGGAGCGGGCTGGCTTTACACCACAACAGCAAAGCAGATATACGGTGTAGATGTTGATACGAAGTCAATTTATCGATATAATGTGGATGATATGCTGACTTACGTCAATGAAAATAAAGCCCGAGCCAAAAAAACCAAGTTTGGTGACATTGTTATGTGGGTACCTGTTAAAGCAAAAATTATAGAGAAGCTACAATGAAAATTAGTCATGAATCACCGATCTCTCTTCTTAATCATTCTCGTAGTTATAACGATTATGACTACGCTCTGGTACACCTCTTCGATTCAGATGAAACCTATCTTAAGTTCTTCGTCGAATCGCTGAAACAAGGTAGACATGTTATACTTGATAATTCTATCTTTGAGCTAGGCGAAGCTTACGACCATGAAAAGTTTTTGCACTGGGTTGATTATTTGAAGCCAACAGAGTATATCATACCTGATGTGCTCGAAAGCAGCGTAGGAACAATGAATAATGCCCAAGAATGGAAAGAAAAGTTCTGGGGTAAGACCCCGAAAAGCAGTAAATGTATTGGGGTAGTTCAGGGCAAGACATACCAAGAAATAGTTCAATGCTATAAGTACCTGGATAATTATATTAATGTAGACAAGCTCGCTTTCTCCTTTGACTATTCACTATACCTTGAGCTTGCCCCGCACCCTAATAAATGGATGTCATTTGCACTAGGCCGTATTGCTTTGTTAAACAAGCTCCTCAATGATGGGATTATTAATACTAATAAACCGCATCATCTACTAGGATGTGCCCTGCCGATCGAGTTTATGTTTTACAGAAACGGCTTTGACTGGCTTGAAACCCTCGATACATCTAACCCTGTTGTTCATGGTCTTCTCGGGATTGAATACGAGCCAGGTGGTCTAACCAAGAAAGAGTCTATTAAGCTGGTAGATCTTCTGTATAGAAATACAGATCAAACTGATGTTGACAAAATTGAACACAACGTTAAGATTTTTAGAAAAATCGTAAACGGCTAAAATGTTTTTCTACCCTACTGTTATTATTGATGATTTTTTAAAAGATCCTTTAAAGGTTAGAGAATACGCTTTGACTTTAAATTATAGCAAGGGATATAATTATTCGGGTAAGAGAACTGATAATCTATTTAATGTAAATACCTATTTTAGTTCTTCTATATGCAATAAAATTTTATACTCGTGTGGAATTCCATTTATAGATTATAAAGCAGAATTGAATTTTCACCTTACCGGGCAGGAATTTGGAGAATCGGGATGGCCTCATACGGATTTTGACGATCTTAATGATACTAAGTTTGCATGCGTCGTTTATCTCAACACCCAGCCTAACGGGTTAGATAGCGGTACAAGTATTTTCAGGGTGAAGGGCTTCAAAAATATAGACGAGACCGTACCGGTGATGCAGACAACATTTAAAACGGGGCAGGATAACTTAGAAGAAAAAAACAGTGCTATAGACAATTACGAAGAGACAGTTAGAGTAGGGGGAATATTTAATCGAATGATTGCATATGACTCTCGTCGTCCTCACTGTGGTAATGGGTACTTTGGAGACACCTCAGATAATCAACGACTTACTCTTTTAGCTTTTTTTAAAGAAATTGATTTATGTACCCCTTATAAGTTTACCCCTATTGTTTACGCTGATATGGTTAGTAAAGTATGATATGGATTGCATTTTTTAGTCAAACAGGGTCTGAAATAGTTGAACTAAGCAAGCAGCTTGGTCGAAAACCTGATCTCATTGTTACGAATAACTTTGAAGAAAAAATAAAATTCCACCCTGGTATCCGAGAACTTGGCGTTACAATTCAATCTGCCAGGCATGATATGCTTATGGAATACTTCCGTAAGCAGTTAATTTTGAAACCAGAAGATGTACTCATTACCCTCCACGGTTACTTGAGAATATTACCTCCCGATATTTGTGAGATGTATGAAATCTATAACGGTCATCCCGGGGCGATAGATCTCTACCCGGAATTAAAAGGTAAAGACCCGCAAGAAAAAGTATGGAATGATAATGCCAAATATCCTATAATAGGAAGTGTCGTGCATGAGTGTACGGCTGAGCTTGACGCAGGGGCAATTGTAAAAACTGTTCATTTTAGAAACAGAAGTTACTCCAAAGATGAAGTCTACAGCACTCTTAAAATGGCATCTCTTTCTGCCTGGAATTTCTTCTTGAAGGAAAAAGGTTTATGAGGATTGGTATTACTGGAGCGCAGTCGGTAGGTAAGACTACCTTACTTAACGCATTGCGTAGTGAAAAATTTTTTAAAGACTACGCTATTTGTGATGAAGTGACACGTCGCGTTCGTTCATATGGTATACCGATTAACGAACAAGGTACTAGTGTTACTCAGCGTCTGATTATGAACGAGCATATCGTTAATATCTTCATGCATGAAAAGATGTTAACTGATCGTACCGCTCTTGACGGGTTAGTCTATACACTCTATCTGCATAAGAAGGGCAACATCGACTCTAAGACGCTTCTCTATGTTGAGGATGTCTTTAAACGTCTGATTAAGAGATATGATCATATTTTTTATATTGAGCCTGAGTTCGATATAGTAGATGATGGTGAGAGAAGCATCGACAAAGAGTTTAGAGATGAAATTGTTGAACTCTTCGACTCTGTAATGAAGCGGTATAAAATTAGTACTATAAAAATTAAAGGCTCAGTTAGAGATCGAGTCAATATGGTAATTGAAATTTTAGAAGGAAGATAATGTCTGACAATCAAAAACAATTAAATGAGCTGGTATCGGTTCATCTAGGTAAGGCTGGTGATGGTACTGTGGTTAAGCCTTATGTAACGCCAGATGAGGTTGACTCTAGTCTGCTGGTTTCCGTACCTAGGCATTTGAACCGTACTGCATACGGTATCGACGATAATGCGCTTAACTTTGTCGGTGTTGATGCGTGGAACGGGTATGAATTCTCTACTTTGCTTGAGAATGGTTTTCCTGTATCGGGTTGGTTGAAGTTTACCTACCCAGCCAATTCTCCTAATATTGTTGAGTCTAAGTCTGTAAAACTGTATTTAAATTCTTATAATATGGCTCGACTCATTAAATCTACTGATGATGTCTGGCAGATTGAAGAGCAGATTACTCGAGATCTTCGTAAGGCTGTAGGTAGTGAAGATGTAGAAGTATTCCTTCGTTGGGGTGATATTGATACCGTTAAGCCTATCATCGGTGACTTCGTATCTCTAGAGCATTACTGTAACATTCAAAAGATGCAGTTTAATGACTATAATGAATACGCTGGTATTCTAGAGGTAGTTCCTTCTATTGGTCGTTATGAAAGATGGCGTTCATACTCTCTGCGCTCTAATTGTCGAGTAACTAATCAGCCTGACTGGGGCGACGTTTTTGTTCATATTAAGGGTGATAAAGCTGTAACACCTGAGTCGCTTTTGAAGTATATTGTCAGTATGCGTAAGGAAAATCATTTCCATGAAGAAATTGCCGAATGTATCTACACCCGGTTATACGATCTCTTACAACCTGAAGAACTATTCGTGGCATGTCTGTATACCCGGAGAGGGGGTATCGACATCAATCCCGTTAGAGCTTCTGATGTACGAACCCTCTACAAGTACGGGGCTATTTGCGACGTTACTAACTTCTGCACGAAGACTCCAAGACAATGATCAATTACAACGCATCTCCTGACCCTAATGTTGACGAGATCTGTAATGAGTTTTGTGCTCGAGCCGAACACGGCTTTAAAAAATATGGAGTAACCACCACGCGTACAGATCTTGATCTTGACCAATGGCTCCAGCATCTAAAAGAAGAACTGATGGATGCTGTAGTATATCTACATCGTATTCAAAAGGAAAGAAATGAAAGCAAGTGAAGCACTAGCATTGCTACCTGAGACAAAAGGCTGCGTAGTTATTCTCTCTGGTGGTATGGATAGTACCATCACCATGCGTCTGGCTGTAGAGAAGTATGGCCGAGAGAATGTTTCCGCTCTGACCTTCTTTTACGGTCAGAAGCAGAAACGTGAAATCGAAATGGCTAGGATGTCTACTAACCTGCTGGGTGTAAAGCATAAGGTTATTGATGCTTCGTTTCTTGGTGATATCTCTAAAGGCTTTTCTGCAAATGTTGACACCGATATGGAAATGCCTACGATTAGGGATGTGCTAGGTGATCCTAGACCTAAGACATATGTACCTAATCGTAATATGATTTTGATGTCTATTGCAGCTGCTTTTGCTGAAACTCAAAACGTCGATACTATCTTATGCGGTCTGCAGGTACATGATGAATACGGTTATCATGACACGACTCAGCGATGGGTAGATAAGGTTAACGACCTCCTTTCTGAAAATCGTATAATTAAAATTAAACTGGTCGCGCCGTTTAGTAAACTGAGTAAGTTTGATGAGTTACATATCCTTCGGGAACTTGATGGTAATTTAAACTTGACTATGTTTACACTTACATGTTATAATCCTGATAGTGAAGGCAACAGCTGCGGTAACTGCCCTTCATGCTCGGAAAGAATTGCTAACTTTGCAAAGGTTGGTGAGAAAGATCCGATTGCGTATCGCTCTAAACTAGACTGGGATCATCTAATTGATAGGATGAAAGTATAATGTGTGCTATTTCAGGCTCTTTCAGTAAGAGCAAGCTTCTTGAGCTTTACCGTCTAAACGCATATCGCGGGGAGATGAATCATTCTCTAACTTCCTTCGAATATGATAATGACGGTAGACTTAGACTAGGTGTCTTGTTCCAAGACGATGGACCCCTTGATACGGAAGTACTAGATTCTCTTCATGAGAAAGATGATAAGTATTTTTTAGCTCACTCTCAAGCTCCTACCACAGACACTAATAGTGTGCACCCAGCTGCGTACGGTGACGCCATGCTGTGGCATAATGGTATTATCAAACAAAAGAGTATGTCGCCAGGTACCTGGGATACCGCATGGCTTCTAGAACAAATTCTAAATTACGGTTGGTCGTCCCTATCGAGGGTAGATGGTACGTTTGCCTGTGTAATGTTTTGGGGTAATAACCTATACTGTTTTAGAAACGAAATTTCACCGTTATTTGTGGATAAAGAACTTAACCTTTCATCTACCAAAGCAGAAGGGTTTGAGTCGCTTAAACCTAATGTTGTTCATAAAATGAATTTAGAATTCCGCACTTTGACCCCAGTTGCCTATTTCGATACTTTTGAGAACCCTTATTATTTTGGAGATGCAGCGTAATGATACCAATGCCAATGCTACCTGAATTTGCAATGAAACATATCGCAAGCGAAAATAGTAGATCAAAACTTACTAATATACTAGAAGGCGATATACAGCCTAATGCGGTAGATTTGAGACTAGGTAAAGTTTTTAGGATACTCGACAATGATTTCTTCATCTCTAACGATCATAAGGTACATAGAGGTTCAGAAGAGATTCAACCTAACGATGAAGGGTATTATGTACTAAAGCCGGGCTCATATGAAATCGTTATGGAGAATATTATCCATGTTGGTGAAAATGAAGCCGGGTGGGTCATTACACGTAGCACATTGAACCGTAATGGGTGTTTTATTACCTCCGGTCTTTATGACTCAGGCTATCATGGCGTTATGGCTGGAGTGCTACACGTAACAACAGGTACCGCAAGAATTAAGCAGGGTACCCGTGTCGGTCAATACTTGAGCTTCAGTGCTCAGTCGCTTAAAATGTATGACGGTGATTACGGTGTTGGTAAGTCACACGATAAAAAATATACATAATAATAGCGGTCTGTTGGCGTCACCCCGCTTTATAAACTCTGCCGCCTATGTCTAACATAGGAGAAAAAATGCAACCTGTAGTATATAAGTACGTTTCGACTAAAGAGTATCACGATGAGTTCCCTTGCGCTTATCGTCAATGGCGAGCTGATAGCCATTGTAATCTGATTCACGGATACTCTTTCTCGATGAAGTTTTACTTCGGTACTAATAATCTTGATGTTCGTAATTGGGTAGCTGATTATGGCGGTCTTAAGGAACTAAAGAACGTTCTTAAAGATCAGTTTGATCATACGCTACTTGTAGCTGAAGATGATCCTGAACTTGAAACGTTTAAACTTCTGCAAGAAAAGAAACTAGCCAAGCTTACCATTCTGCCACGTCTCGGTTGTGAGAGTCTAGCTGATCAACTTTATAAGTATGTTAACGGGGTATACATTCCTGACTTCTGGGGACCCGGAGAAGCAGATCGTCTGTGGTGCTTCCGCATAGAAGTAAGAGAGACACAAAGCAATATGGCATGGCGAGAAGGCCACCGGGAATGGGGTGAAGATCTATTCGCATGAGTAAACAAGTCGACGTTATTGGAGCTGGCATCACCGGGCTGATGTCAGCTTATTTCTTGTCTAAGAAGGGATATCAGGTTTCTGTATTTGAACGGGAACCGTATCCTGCTATGCAATGTTCTTATGCCAACGGTGGCCAGATTTCAGTTTGCAATTCAGAAACTTGGAATAACTGGCCTACCGTGTGGAAGGGTACCAAGTGGTTATTAAAGCAAGATGCTCCTCTTCTTATTAGACCATATCCGTCTTTCCACAAAATTAAATGGATGGCAGGTTTCCTTAAACATACATTGACGGGGAGCCATATTAATAACACTATCGAAACTATTAGACTGGGTATAGAAAGTAGAAACCTATACAATCAAATAGATAGTGAATATAATCTCGGTCCTCTATATGATAGAGTTGATAAGGGTATGATGCACGTTCATACCAACGAAAAAGACTACCAGCATGCAGCAAGTATGCAGGAGCTCTTTACGGCTTATGGTCTCGATTGGGAAATGATCAGTGCTGAAGAAGCAAGAAGAATAGAGCCTGCACTTAAAAGCTTTAAAGATGTATTAGGTGGTACGTATGTAAGAACTGATTGGTCAGGTGATATACACAAGTACTGCAAGCAAATTAAAAACATTCTAAAAGATAGGGGCGTGCTCTTTTACTTCGGCAGCTCTTTTGATATGGATAGAATTGATCGCCCTACAGTAATTGCTACGGGTCATGAAATGTATAACCATGCCAGAGAGCTGGGAGATGAATTTAACATTTACCCGGTTAAAGGTTATTCAGTTACTATTAGCTTGAATGACGAACGAAGCAAGCAGGCCGCCCCTACAGTTTCTTTACTAGACAACAATAAAAAGATTGTTGCGTCAAGAATGGGAGATAGACTAAGAGTTGCAGGCACCGCCGAGCTGGATGGTACTAATTTAGATATTAGACAGGAAAGAATCGAGCCACTGTTACAATGGGTGAGAGAAAACTTTAAAGACGTAAACACCGAAGACTACAGCACCTGGGCATGTTTACGGCCTATGAACTCTAACATGATGCCTATTGTACAAAAGTCAAAAAGCAACGATAATGTATTTTATAATGGGGGGCATGGGCACCTGGGTTGGACTTTGGGTGCTGTAACTGGAAAGATGGTTGCTGATCTAATATGAAAGTAGCTTTAATTACTGATACGCATTTCGGTGCTAGATCGGATTCCGTTCCGTTTGATAACTTCTTTCGTAAGTTTTACGAAGAGTGTTTTTGGCCTAAAATAGATGAACTAGGCATTAAGACAATCTTTCATCTAGGTGATTGTTTTGATCGCCGTAAGTATATTAACTTTAACACGCTTAAATCCTGCAGAGAGTATTTCTTTGATGCAGCTAAAGAAAGAAACGTGCAAGTAGTAATGATTGTAGGGAATCATGACACATTCTTTAAGAACACAAATAACGTCAATTCTCCTGGGCTACTTCTTCAGGACTATGATAACATTACTGCTTATTCTGGTCCCGTTGAGTATAGTGTTGATGGACTGTCTATTCTTTTAATGCCTTGGGTATGTACGGATAACTATAACGAGTGTATGGAAGCACTCAAGATTGCTAAGTCACCGGTACTATTCGGTCACTTTGAGATTGCTGGTTTCCAAATGTATAAAGGGCACGAAAATGATGAAGGCTTTAATCCTAATTTGTTTAATAGCTTTGATCTTGTTTGCTCCGGGCATTTTCATCACCGCAGTAGTAACGGTAATATCCATTACCTTGGCAATCCTTATGAGCTTACTTGGGCTGATTTTGATGATCCTCGTGGTTTTCATATCTTTGATACTTCTTCCCTTCAGCTGGATTTTGTAAGAAACCCGTACAGTATCTTTACTAAGTACTACTACGATGATACAAAAGAAGATCCGCTAAGCGTAGATACTTCTACATTCGCCAATCAACATGTAAAAATTATCGTAATAAACAAGACCGACTTTTATAAATTTGATCAATTTATCGAGCGCATTTATAAACACAATCCTCTAGAGCTCAAAATCATAGAAGATCTTTCAGAGTTCGAATCTGAAGCTTTGGGTAATGATGATGTTGATTTAGAAGATACTTTAACTCTGCTATCACAGTACGTTGATAGTCTTGAAACCGACGCTGACAAGGATCGTATTAAGACGTTGATGAAGACGTTGTATGTGGAAGCGCAAAATTACGAAGAAGCATGATTAAATTTGAAGCAATTCGATGGCGTAATTTCCTTTCTACTGGTTCAAATTTTACAGAAGTAAGACTAGATCGATCACCCACTACACTCATTGTGGGTGAAAATGGAGCTGGTAAGTCTACTATCTTAGACGCAATCTGCTATGGGTTGTTTAATAAACCATTTAGGAATATCAACAAGCCTCAGCTCGTCAACTCTATCAACCAGAAACAGATGGTGGTGGAGATAGAGTTTAGTATCGGTACAAAGAAGTATAAAATTGTTCGAGGCGCCAAGCCTAATGTATTTGAAATCTATCTCAACGATGAGATGATTAATCAAGATGCTGCTTCTAGAGATTATCAGAAGTACTTAGAAGAGCATGTACTGAAGCTAAACTATAAGTCTTTTACTCAGATCGTTATTCTGGGTTCGGCTTCCTTTACGCCGTTCATGCAATTACCTACCGGGCATCGTAGAGAAGTTATCGAGGACCTGCTCGATATTAAGATCTTCTCTACTATGAATGAGGTACTGAAAGAAAAGTATAATGATGTTAAGGTAAAAATTACCAAGGCAGAAAATGAAATAGAACTTGGTAAGCAGAAGGTAAAACTACAGCAAGACTATATTAAGACGCTTGAAGAAGACAAGCAAAAGAAGGTAGATGATGTACAGCGCAGAATCAATGAAACTAATGCGGATCTTGTTCAATTGTCTAATTCTGTACAAACCGAACAAACGGCAAAAGATACTTTGCAATCCTCAATATCTGACGCGTCCGATAAAAGAAAGAAGCGTATGGAGATGGGACAGCTACTTCAAAAACTTTCCGAGCGTATTAAAGCGCAAGAGAAAAGTATCGAGTTCTATACCGAGCATGACGTTTGTCCGACATGTAGTCAAGACTTGGCTGAAGATCTCAAAGAGACGGCAAAAGCAGCTCACACCCATAAAATTGAAGAAATTCAAGGAGCCGTTGTTACCCTTACGACCCAACTCGAAGAGATTGGAACAAGACTTGATGAGATTGATGTTATCGAAGAACAAATTTCTAAGCACAAAGATAGCATCATCAGTCTCAATACCCAGATCATTGCCAGTCAGCAATACATACAAAAGCTTAATGCAGAGCTCAATAATGAAACTACCGCACGGGGTAACATTGACGAGGAAAAAGCAACTCTCAAATCGCTTGCAAAAGAAGTTGTGGAGCTCTCTAATCAGAAGACATCGCTGGTCGAAGAACGGCACTACCTTGACGTTGCAGGCATCTTACTTAAAGACACGGGAATTAAGACGAAGGTTATTAGACAGTACCTCCCGGTCATCAATAAGCTAGTAAATAAGTACCTACAGGCGATGGACTTCTTTGTGTCGTTTGAACTCGATGAAGCATTCAATGAGAAGATTAAATCACGGCACCGAGATGAGTTTAGCTACGCTTCGTTCAGCGAAGGTGAGAAAGCTAAAATTGACTTAGCATTGCTATTTGCTTGGCGTACTATTGCTAAGATGAAGAACTCTGCCAGCACTAATCTATTGCTACTTGATGAAGTGTTCGACGGTAGCTTGGATATAAATGGTACAGACTATGTTATGACTATCCTCAATACCATTGGGGAAGATAATAATATCTTTATTATCAGTCATAAAGATGCGTTGTTCGATAAGTTTAGATCAGTGATTCGTTTTGAGAAGCATCAGAATTTCAGCAGAATAGCTAAGTAATAAATATTCTAAAAGGAGGTCTTATGCCTATCCCAAAAGAGTATTTAGATGATACATTTGATTTTGGCTTTTCCGCTGTAGATGATGATGCGCCGGCTACGGCTACACCTACCCCTACAGTTAACACCCAGGAAATCTCTCAACCTATTGTTGAAAGAATTACCAATCTAGAAAGTAAAGTTAACACTTTAGGTACCAATGTTGGGGAAGTGTTAAACATTCTTGAAAGGTTGGAGCAGGTAGGTACACCTACATTAGATACTGATGAGTATAAACTACTCATTCAGAAAGATGTGAAGGAAAAGCTGGCTGCTGTAGAGAAACTTATTATTCCTCTGTTGGTTAACTTAATGAAAAATCCTGAGAAGGATACCATTAAATGGCCAAATAGAGCACCGCTTATTGAAAAGCAAATAGAAAGAATTCTAGCTATTACTCGCTCTTAGAGCCAGAACCATTTTTAAAGTAATAGAGACCTGCTTCGGTAGAATAATAGTCTCTTCCTAAGCTGTACCCAGGTGGTACATCTCTTCTATCTCTCACTCTAGTTTCTTTATCTGATCTGGGGTCGTGAGCCCAGTAGGTGTCTTTGGTATGTTGATTACCAATCTTTTTTTCTGACATAACTGTTTTAGTCTCGTCAGAATGTTTTTTACCATTAAAGTTAGATCTTCCTTTTAAAGCTAGAGATATCTTACGTCTAGTTAATTCATCTCTAGGCTTACCAATCTTGGATTCTGAAATTTTTTTCTTAGTCTCTTCAGAAAATGTCTTTGAGACCTGAAACATTTCTTCATAAGAAAAGCCAGGGTAGCTTCTCAGCATCCTGGCTTTAATTACATCTAAGACAGATCTATCCTTTATAGAATTAATTACTTCATATCTACTACCTAGTTTCTTCTTGATCTTTTCTAATGGAAGATCGGAAGCAACTATTTTTTTATCTGCAGTTAGTAGGTAGAAATGAATCATAATTAATAAAGTAAGGCGCGTACAGGCACCAAAGCCAGTACGCTACCCCTAAGTCATAAAAATTAATCATGCATCTTTGGACTCTGACCTGGTATTAAACCTAGATCATCATCCATCATTGACATGTTACCCATTGGCATTTGATTGCCAAAAGAAGACTGCATTGGCTGGGGAGCCTGGAAGCTAGATTGCATTCCCCCTCCGAAGCTCGGCTGCTGCATCGGCTGCATTGGTCTGTGCTGCATAGGCATGCTCTGATTATAAGAAGGCTGCTGCATTCCAAAACCGTTGCCGTTATTCATACCAGCGGCTTTAGCGCCAGCCATTGCAGCTTCTTTACCAGTTCCAGCAAGCATTATACCTGATAGTGTACCGCATAAGAACGTAGCAACTGGAATAATAAGTTCAAAAAACTTTTGATCTATAGGGCTAATAGCGTTTAAAGGCTGAGTAACAAACATAATGCTATAGAGTACTGTAAATACAATACCTATAAGCGTGAATGCCAAACAGCAGCCAATAAAAAACTTAAGACGAACCATCAGCTCGTTTTCAGTATAGCGCTCTCCAGGTTTAGAAACCTTTTCAGCTCTATCTTGATGTCTTTCTTCTTTTTTCTCTTCCATTTTAACCTCTTCAACTTTCACTTCTTTAGGGGTTGGTGTAAATAATTCTTTCAAGCTCATCTCATTTCTCCTTTACATGGTGAAGGGCTGCTCATGGACATATTTTTTTGAGTAAGATTCTCTTGACCCTTAAAGATATATTCTGGGCAATCTCTTGAAACTTCACAAATTGGTTTTTGGCAAAATTCTTTATCCCAATTTTCTGGATTTTGGCAAGGATAGCGATATCTATTCTCGCATCCGGTAATAAAAAAACATCCTAATATCATAACAAAAATTAATTTAATATCAGGAATTTTCATATTTTCTCCAAGCTTGTAATTCGTCAGGTTTTTTTACATAAGGTCTGTTACCCTCACTTTTTGGTTCATTTTTATCCACATTAACATTGTTTCTAGTTAAATACTTATCTATTAGAGCATTTCCAACCCAAGCAGCCATGTACCCAGCAAAATACCATTCGCTGAATCTTTGATCTAATATTAGATAAACGAAGCCCCAGGTACTTACAATCCAAGCACCGAAACGAACGAATTTCTTTTCATCTATCTTACCATTAGAGCAAATAAGATCTTTTACATCTATATTATTATTGCTATTTCTATGCCATATCCAAATGATAAGAAGAAGGAAGAATACTACTACCAATAGCAGTGTACTCATTCCTACGGTTACCTTAGAAATATCCATTACCATTTTCCGTTTGCTTGTCCAAACTCATAAAAAAGAATAGAAAAATAAACACCAGCAGCTAATGCCATGCAAAGCAAAGAAGCATACCAGGCGTTTTCTATAAATTTCTTACGTTTTTTAACCTGAAGTTCTATTAACTTTCTTCTTTTTTCTTTTATCTCTCGTCTATCTTTAATAAAATCTGCATAGCCTTTTTGACCTAAAGCTTGAAGCTCGCCATAATAAAACATCAATTTAATTTCATCTTCCATCTGCTGGAGTCTAAGCTTGGCAGCGCTTAGGTCTAAAGCTTCTGCTGTAGCGGATTTTGAAAAATTTAAACTCTCAAATATACCTGGAGACTTATTGGTCTCCGTTGCTATAATACCGTACAGCTGGTCAGCAGCGTCAGCCCATTTACTTAACTGTCCAAATATATCTTGTACTTCTCTTCCCAATTCAACAGCTTTTTTTACGCCGTTGAAGGCAGCCGTAGCTGCCATTAAAAGTGATGCGGGATCCATTACTTATTAGCCAAGGGGTTATCCATAGCTTTTTGAATCTTGCTATCAACTTCTTTCTTTAACTGCTCGACTTCTTTATTAATTTCTCTTCTTGCAGCTGTAAACTCGCTATTAATTTCTTTGCGAGTTTGTTCCATATCTCTGCGAATAGCGTTAGCTTCATTTCTTGCTCGCTCTAGATCTTCACGTACAGCCTTACGCATTTCTCTCATTTCTATTTCAGTTTCACGCTGTGCTGTCTTAACACTGCGCTCTACTTGCTCTGTAACAGTTTCATTCCTTCTGATGTCATTCTTTAAATCAGTTTTAATGTCTCGGGTGTAATCAGAAGTTTTAGCGGAATTTTCTTCAATTACTGCTAAACGCTTATCAAACTCAGAAAGATCGGGAGAAACGTACTCTGCAATCTTTTTCTTCATTCCGATATAGTCTTTATAGACTTCGAATGCACCATAAAGAGCACCAAGCGTAGAGCTTACTATGGTTGCAGCTACCATGAGTTTTGCAGGGGTAAATTCATACCCTCCAATGCTTATGACGGTATCTTTAGAAGCGTACTTTTTAGCTGCTGCTTCTAGTTCATCTACTTTTTTGTTTACATCTACTTTTTCTGACATAGTTACCTCGGTAAGTATTGTTGTTCCACCATTTGTTGGTGGAGTCTATCACTAGCCAGTTGCCTTAATACTCTAGCATTGTCTACGACTTTTTGATTGCGGTAAATCTCTTTAGGGGCATAGAACGCCGCATCTCTTAAAGCTAAGTTTAAATAGCTGTCATACCCTGCAGGAGAGACAGCCATTCGGGATATGTTAACCCCGCCCGCTGCTTCGTTATCCTGACTATTTCTGTTTACTACAGGACCGGACATAGATGAGTCATTACTCTGCTGCAGTAAGTTCTTCCCTTCTAAAATTTGATTTATAGGGTTAGATCTATCGGTTAAAAAGTTAGGAGGGACTAAAGCGTATGTTTCGTTTAGCTGAGTTGCTGCACTCCCGGCTGTATTGATTTGACTTGCTGAAACGTTATTTGTTTCGTTGTTAATTTGAGTAGGCGCTGGAATATTTGATTGTCTTGAATCTGGAGCTAGTAATGCTAAGGCTGAAGTAACGGTAGACGCCTGATTGCTGGTGGAAGTATCAGCTTGTATCCTTACAGACTCATTATTTACTGCTGAGAGAGTAGTTGTTGTTATAGTCTGTTGTACACTATTAACAAGCTGAGGTCTGCTATCTATTGTTATATTTCCTACCTCTTGTCTACTTTGTACTTGCTGTGTTACTTGCGGAGAAGCAAATAATGACAGAGAGCTCTGATTAGAGCTAGGTAAATTTAACACCGAGCTGCTTTGGGATTGATTTACTCTTATAGAATTATTATTGGACTGAGGGCCTGATGCAGAACCGCTCATTGCTATGCTACTTGCTGAAGATGAAGCTGCTACACTTACTGCTTCTTGTTGAGCTTGTTGTGCAGCAGCCTGTGCAGCCGCTATAGAATTTTGAGAAGCTGTTGCAGCAATAGCATTTTCTCTTTCTTGATTTCTTGCTACTATACTCAGACCTAAAGCAACGCTACTTGATGTGCTGGAGCTTTCTCTGGAAGGTGAGCTTGAAGATGAAGAAGGAGATGAACCGACACTGGTTGTTGGAGCAGGGCTCGATACTGCTACGGATGCGGTTGATGTGGTATTATTATTTGATGTAGTATTAGTTGTTTGAACGGGTGTAGGCTCAGAAATTACTGAAGAAGTTGTGGAAGCAGTAGTCTCTAAGGCTGGAGCTGTTGTTACCGGGGCTAATTTATTTAATTCCTCAAGATACCCTGGGCATGTAGGGCTATAAAGAGGATTAGACGCGCAAGGATCTACCGAATATTTTAAGCTAAAGCTTACGTTGTAAATTTCTGGTCCATAAGGCCCAGCCCAGCCGTTGTTATCTCTACCTACAAAACCGTACTGCACACTTCCTAGATCTTTTGAAGCAAACGGGGTAACGAAGTTTTCACTAAAGTTAAAAGCAGTCCAGTCAAATTTATAATTTAAATTATAATTTTTGTTAAAAACCGTGCTTCCATTTGATCCATAAAAACTAACATAAGCACTAAGGGTATCAACCTGCCCGTTATCCCACCCATTACCGTTCTTAGCCATAAATCCAAAATTATATCCATCTACTCTTAAACCGGTTCCTGAATTGGGTAGAATAGAGGATACAGATTGAATCTGGTAAAGGTTTGTTGTTCCAAAAGAAAAATTAATATTGTTGCCTGGTCTCACAATAGCATTAGGCCCGCAATAGCCCGGGTCCCCCCACATCCAGCAGGTTAGACTATTTTGGTAAACGCCGTTAACCCATGGGGTGGAGTTTGTTCCAGAAACAGTTGGTTGTACTACGTTAGGTGTAGTATAAACCTGCCCTGGAACGAGAGTTACTTCTTGTGCAAAAGCAAATGACGAAAAAAGAAGTGATAGAAATATACTTCTTAGAACGGTCATCTTAGCTTAGGAATTTTGTCAGGGTTAGCTTCCCAGGCCAGTTTGGCCTGCTCTCCGATCTTACCTTCAAACGGGCAAGGAGTTCCAGCAGCCATCATAGCATCCCACACGCGTCTGTCTTGACACATAGTAGCAACCGCGGCTACTTTCATACCCATATCAAAAAGAGTCTTGCTTAGCTTTAAGCGCTCGCAGTTTTCATCTTTCATGGTGCCACCGAAGCTCAAGCCGAACACTTGAGTTTGTGTAGCTCCTGATACCCCGGTAACGCAAAGATCAGAACCAGCACTAAGCATAGCTGGGGCTATAGCTGTAGGGGGAGGCTGAATCACTCTTTGAGTAACATTTGACTCGTTTATATTTCTATTTGTCATCTCTCCCGACTGAATGTTTTGGTTAACATTAGTAGAGTTATTAGTGTTTACATTATTATTTGTACTTACGCTGGTACTATTTGACTGATTAACATTATTATTGTTATAAGTCATTGTTCCAGAATTAATGTTATTGTTAGTATTTACATTGGTAGAATTATTAGTACTAACACTTGTGCTGGTATTAATGTTTCTATTCGTCATATCACCAGTTTGAACATTATTATTTGTATTAACGCTGGAGCTGACGTTATTGTTGTTATAAGTCATTGTCCCAGAATTAACATTATAATTTAAGTTCGTAGCGTTGCTAGTATTGACGTTGTTATTATTATACGTCATAGTACCACTATTAATGTTATGATTTGTGTTTGTAGAGGTACTTACATTATTGTTGTTAAACGTTTGAGTTCCGCTGTTAATATTATGATTAGTATTTGTGGAAGAGCTGGTACTCGTATTAACGTTGTTATTATTGTTGTTGTTAGTAAGAGTCCCGCTTTGAATGTTATTGTTGGTGTAGGTAACTGAGCCACTCATAACGTTATTATTGTTATTAGTGATTGTCCCATTTGTGGTATTTTGATTAATATTGGTTACCGTACCACTCTGTACGTTATTATTATTGTTATTATATGTAACCGTACCAGAGTTAACGTTATTATTTGTATTAACGTTAGTATTGGTACTATTCACAGTACTCGTGCTGGTACTGGTATTATTAGTAGTGGTATTATTGTTTGTGGTAACCGTGCTGGTGCTGTTAGACGTTGAGTTTGTATCGACTAACGTTTTTGAATCGTAGGTACCCTGATTTATAGGGGTCGTTGTGCTTGTGGTTGTGCCACCAGTAGTAGTTTGAGTGCTCGTGGTCTGAGCGTTTGTATTCAAATTCAAAGAAAAAATGGCGAAAAGGAATAATATAGCAGTTCTAGCTGCATTCATCTTGACTCCTTTCGTCGTGTCCGGAATATTTATAGAGCCATGGATATCTCGAGGCGTCCCTATATAATAGTACTTACTTTTATGTACTCTTGGTCTAGGAGGATGATATGGATGAAGAAGCAAAAGTAAAGCACTCTAAGCGAATCCAGCAGAAACAAAATTATGTTAAGAAACAGACCAAAATAGCCAAAGCGCATGGCTTACCTGTAAAGCTAGGAGAAGAGCACAGACTTCAAGATCATGCTGCTATGAACTGCGGAATTCCTAAATGCCCTATGTGTATGAATCCTAGACGTCAATTTAAGGAAAAGACAATACAAGAAAAATCATTTGAGCAAACAGAAAAATGGGTAGCTGAGTAGCTATTGCTTCCATAGGTATTATTCATGAAAAACTTATTGACTTTTACAATAAGTAATCATATAATGTAGTTTTAGGCCCTTAGGGCCTTTCTTTTTCTTAAGGAGATAAAATGTTAACCGTTGGTAATAAACTGCCCGAATTTGTTGTTACTGGAGTAAACCCTGGCTCTGATCAATTCTTTGACATTACCGAGAAGTCGTTTGAAGGTAAGTGGAAAGTAATTGTATTCTATCCCAAGGACTTTACATTCGTATGTCCAACTGAAATCGTTGCGTACGATAAACTGTTCCAAGACTTCGCCGATCGCGATGCCGTTCTTTTGACCGGTTCTACTGATAACGAATTTTGTAAACTGGCATGGCAAAAGCATCACGAAGATCTAGGTAAGATCAAGCACATTCAGTTTGCTGATACTCAACGAGATTGGGACACATCCCTTTCCGTTCAGCTTGGAGTATTCTATAACCCAGCTGGCGCTGCTCTTCGCGCTACTTTTATTGTTGATCCTGATAACGTCATTCAGCACGTTACCGTTAACAATCTGAACGTTGGTCGTTCACCAGAAGAAACTCTTCGTATTCTTGATGCTCTTCAAACCGGTGAACTGTGTGCATGTAATCGCACAGTAGGTGGGGATACACTGTAATGTTAGAGACTCTCTCTGATCTTTTTAGAGAGGCTTATAAGCGGAACTGGATTACTGCAAGAGACGGTAACGCCAGTATCCGCTGGCACGATCGTGATCATTTTTACATAACTCCTAGCGGGGTACGTAAACAAACTCTACAACCTGAGCAATTTAAAAAGATAGGCCTTTTACATCAACCGGTTGATAGATGGAGTTGGACGGACCTCCCCTATACAGATATAAGTTCCAACTTAAAACCTAGCGGTGAAATACCTCTGCATTTAGGAATTCAAAAGAAGATAGATTCTGAGGTTAGAGCTGTCTTACATTTTCACCCTACCTATACGGTAGCGGCAATGTACGCTGGCATTGAGTTAAGCGAACTGGTGAAAGAGTTCCCTGAGCTGGGTCGCTATACTAAGGTAGGAAAAAATGTGCCCGATGTTCCTCCTATCAGTCAAGCGCTTGCCGATGCTACTATTCCTTCTCTAGGGGTAATGAGAGACGGTAGTGTAGAAAACCACATAGTAGGAATTGATAGGCATGGGGTAGTTGCTGTAGACACAAGCCCCTGGCGGGCTTTTGAACATATTGAACGCTTAGAACATATTTGTAAGATCGTACTTTCTTCTAAAAAGTAATTATCATGAATAATTTGCTATTGATTATGGCAGCTATGGTAACAATTCCATGGCTGTTACTAAAATTGACCGGGCTTGGGAAGTATATTCCGCTCCCTATGGCACAAATTGCGTTTGGTATTTGCTTTGGACCTAGCGCATTTGGTGCTGCTTGGCCTGAGTTATGGTCTACACTTTTTACTCAACCTGTAAGATTTGGATTAGATGCTATACAGATTTTAGCTATCACGGTCTTTGCGTTCATTGCTGGTATTGAGCTAAAACCTAAGGAGATTATTGAAAGAGAAGGTAATGCGATTTGGAAGCAAGCATTCCATGTCATTTTGATTCCTATTCTCCTTGCCGGTGTTGGTTTTATTCTATTCTTCGACGACCCTATTTGGCATAGCCCTGACGTACCTTTTTGGAAATATGCCTGGACAATGGGCGTAGCTACTTGTATTACAGCTATGCCAATGTTGGTGATTGCATGCAAGACAATGGGTATCTGGGGTACCCATACAAGTAAAAAGCTACTAGGTCTTGTTACATTTGACGACCTAGTTCTATGGCTGACTATAGCGGTTATTGTTAGTATGGGTAAGTATGCTATCAACGCCTCTATATTCTTTGCCGTTCTAGCTGTTCTATGGTACATTTGGCCTAAGCTACTTGAAAAAGCCGGAGAAGAAGCCTACCCTACTCTAACTGTCGCTTTAGCATTATCGATGGCTTGTTTCAGCCATTGGGCTGGTTTACATTATGTTCTAGGTGCGTTCTTTGCAGGAATGATTACACCTAAAAAGACAATCAAGTGGAATGAAGGCATGGAACTGCAGCAAATGTTCTGGTTAATGCCTGTGTTCTTTATTTGGACAGGTCTCAAGACTTCATGGACTGTAGACTTCCAAACCATTTTTACAGCGGCTATTGGAATGTATGTGCTTGCTGTGCTTACCAAGTTTGTAGGTGTCTGGTTAGCGTATAAGCATGAAGGAATTAGAGTTGTATGTTTTAAAACCGCGTTATTGCAGACAAAAGGTCTAATGGAAATATTTTTAGTCACTATGCTACTAACGGCGGGTATTGTCAGTACGAATATGTTTGCAGCCGTAGTTGTTATGAGCTTAATAAGCACCGTAACAGCAGTCCCGCTTGCTAAACTATTTTATAAGGAAGAATATTTTAAGGAGGAAAAATGACCTGGGTAGATCAAATAAAGGAGGCTTTGCCTGAATATGCGAAAGATGCGAAACTTAATCTTGACGCTGTTATTAATCGCAGTACTCTTGATTCCGTTGTTGCTAATGGATGCGCGTTGGCAGCCGCAATGGCTACAGGTAATGGAAAGCTCGTCTCATTTATACAGTCAAGCCTTGACGATGCCAAAGAACGAGACGCCGCGCTAACAGCTGCGGCTATTATGGCACAAAATAACGTATGGTATCCATATGTAGAAATGGCTGAAGACCCTAATCTCAAAGGGCTGCCTGCTGGCCTTAGAATGAATGCTATTGCATCTCATGGCGGAACAACCAAGGTAAACTTTGAAGCATATTCTTTAGCAGCTTCTATTGTGGGCAAATGCCACTTTTGCGTCAAAGCACACTATGATACGCTTAAGAAAGAAGGAATGACTGTTGAGCAGTTACGGGATATAGGGAGGGTAGCAGCAGTCGTAACGTCTGTTGCAAGAGTTCTAAACTCGTAACGTAAAGCCCGGTTGCCGGGCTTTTCTTTTTATTGTATAATGTAGTTATGATAGTCGCTCAAGAAACTACTCAGTGGAATGCTCCTTATCAGGTTCTAAACCACATTTACTTTCTTAACAACTCCCGCACTAAGATGTATGCGTACATCCGAAGTGATACGGGTGAGAGCAAAATCTTCAAAAACCCCATTGAGTTTTCTGCACGGGGCAGATCCTTCACCGTTCTACGCAAGGTAGACGATGAAAGCCCCGGGGTGGCTATCACCGGATCAAAAGGTGACGTGTATTACGTTACTAAACATAATGGTGAGTACAAGTGTACTTGTACCGGATACAAGTATCATGGAACTTGCAAGCATATTGAACAGGTAAAAAATGGACATTAATCTTGACCGGGAGCTTTGCGAAAAGTACCCTAAACTGTTTGTAAATCGTCATGCCCCTATGACTGTTACAGCTATGTGCTGGGGTTTCGATCATGGAGATGGTTGGTTTGATCTAATTGATACCCTATGTAGAAATATACAACACCATATCGATTGGCAAAATAGAACAGAAGAAAAAGTACACCAGGTGGTCGTTGATCAAGTAAAAGAAAAGTTTGGTACTCTTCGCTTTTACTATACCGGGGGAGATGATATAATTTCCGGAATGGTTACAATGGCAGAATCAATGTCAAGCCATATCTGTGAGGTATGTGGTTCTAAAGGTAGAATGAGAAATGACGGGTGGATTAGAACATTATGTGATACGCATGCAAAGGAAATGGGATACGAATGAGAAAGACTCTTTATGTTGATATGGATGGCGTTCTTTCAGATTTTGAAAGGCGCTATAAGGATAAGTTTGGCATGACTCCTCAGGAGGTTCGTGCTGATAGAGCTGTTAAGCGTTTTAGTACTCACTGGAAGCAGTTTATTGATGATGCTGAATTTGCTACTCTAGATACGTTCCATGGTGCAGGTACTCTTGTGACCAGGATTACTCGTTTGCAAGAGCAGCATAAGTTTGACATCGCTATTCTAACTTCTTCTGGTGGCTTCGACCGTCACTTCGATGTTGCTATGCAGAAAATGGAATGGCTTGAGAGCCAATGCATTGACTGGGCACCTATTGTTGTTCCTGGTAAGCGATTCAAGGCCGGTTTTGCTAACGATAAATCATTCTTGATTGATGATACACCTGCCAACGTCGATAACTTTATTAACGCCGGTGGTCATGCCGCTCTTCATTCCGATGTGGAAAAGACTATCGAAGAGCTGACACGCTGGTTGGAGAAATAAATGGGTTGGGCATCGGGGAGCTTGCTTCTTGGGGATATAATTTTGTCAACTAAAAAGGCAATCCCCAAGAAGTATCGAAAAGAATATTATAAATTATTGATAACGCATTTTGAGTATCATGATTGTGATAATGTAGGAGAATGTGTAGGTTTTTTAGATGACGAGTATAACAAAGCGTATTATGAACTATATCCTAAGGAAGAAGAATGAACGTTGCTAACCCCCATCCTAATATTCAAATTCGTACCTCTATTTCTGTTAACCTATCTGCATCTCAATGGCATCTTTATGTAGATAAGTTTCCGAGAACTATTGTTGAAAAAGTAGCGGACTACCTCAATAAACGCATCAATGTGCATTTTAATAAGGGAGAGCCACGGGCTAAGGTAGAGGAAGCGTTCCTTATGCTTTCTAAAGACTTTGCTATGTATGGAGCTTCTTCTAAAGAGACGCGTAAGGTTTTTGATGGCATTCTTGAAACTGTTTGCCCTGAAGGACAAAAATGAACGAGCATATTAGACGATTAGCCGAACAAGCAGAGTTTGTATTTTGGGAAGACGAGCCATGGGGTCCCGGTCCAGGACATATTGACTGGGCGCCTGACTATAGCAGGGAGTTTGAAAAGTTTGTTGAGCTTCTGGTAAAGGACTGTGCTGAAACAGTAGAAAAACTTAAATTCTCACCCGAAGGTCCTTCAGATGAGGTTAGATATCAACGTGTACTAGCTGCTCGAGCTCTTCTAGAGAGGTATGGCTTGGTAGGAAAAGCTCCATAATCTCAATAGCCTAAATATTTTTATTTGGCAGAGGGTATATGAAAACTTTCTTTTCTCTACGCGAATCTACAAAGCTAAACGAAGGCGGTATTGAAACTCCTAAGAGAACAACACCTTTCGGCAATCCTCCTCCTGGTACCATTGCCCACGATCAAATGATGGGTAAGTATAAGCAGCTGAGAAAAGCTCAGAGGGAAAGAGAAGCCAAGAAAGAAAAGGTTGAAGAACAGGTAAAGACTACACACGAAGACCCTCTAGTTACTGTACATCAAGACGGTGAATTGCATACTCATGCTAATCTCTCCACCGCTAACAACATTTTTAATACCAATGTCAAGCACACAGATGTACATAAGGGGCCTATTACTGTTACCAGCGGCCGTGAAGATAAAAAGAAACTAAAATTTGCTCTTTCAATGCATCACGCTGCAGCCATGAAAGAAGAAACAGAACTTCAAGAAGGGGATTATTCTGTAACGGTAAGTCATAGACTAGAAGGCAAGACAACAAAACACGAATATACCGTGAAAAATGCTCAAAGCCCCAGACATGCCAAGCACATTGCAATGCAGAAGCATGAAAAGAAAATTGGACCATTGAAGCCAGGTGAACAGTTTAGCGCCAGCAATATGGATGTTAAAGAACTATAATAATGCAAATTAATGATATACTCAGCGATGAGGAAATAGAAGATTGTATCGAAGGTTCTTCTAGTATAGTATTAATTCGTCAAGCAATTAGTTTATCTCAAAATAATAATTTAGTTGATGAAGATAGTTTCGCTGATATATTTGCATTTGAATTAAGAGATTTTATAGATTTTGAACCCAGTTCCCTAGAATATATGGAAGCATATGAAGTAAATTGGGACTGGGGATATAGTATTGCAGAAAATATTAACGAATTACTAGTTACTAAGTGGACGAAGTAACGTAACGTATCTATTGCATTTCGGTCTCGTGCTTCTATAATAGAGGTATGTTAAGGAGAGATGAAATGCAAATGGGAACTTGCCCGGTCTGCAACGGATCGGGTCGCGTAGCTCTTTCAGATAGAGATCGCAAATACGCTCCAAACCTTTACGGTTACGATAAAGAAACCGATACTGTTCCTTGCCGTAACTGCGGTGGACAATCCATGTACGGAGAACCTACAGGGAAAGTACTTCTTCGGCCTGATGGAACTCCCTGCGTGCATGAATACGTTGGTGTCCAGCGAGGCCGCTGCTATACGGTCTATACATGCAAGCACTGCGGAAGCAGTTACGATATCGATTCAGGAGACTGACGTTACGTAACGGTTGCACTTTGGTCTGGTGCTGATATAATGGATGTATTGAGATAGGAGATACATGATGCGAATTCTGATTACCACCCAATTCCGCGAAAACTACGGCGCCCATGACTGGGACGGTACCGGTGAATGCCCTCAGTACTGGAAGTTCAAAGGCGGTGACGAAATCATCGTCGAGGTCGAAGGCTTCCGCTTTGATTCTGAGTTCGCTCGGAAGAACGCCGAGATCATTATTGACTCTATGCGCTCGAAGATCGAGCACAAGAGTGATTACTCGGAAGAGTATATCCTTGGTTGGGAATTCGTCGAAGACGACTTCATGACTCAGTTCGAGAAAGATCAGCTCGAGTTCGAAGGGAAAATTACTTTCCCGGCCAAGCGTATCAATTATGATGAGTTTGTTGCGGAGGCTGCATAATGTATTACAAGCGAGTTCCCATGACCGTTCATGAGGCGGTTGCTTTCGAAACTGCTAAAGGGTTCGATACAAAGGATGAGTTTTACGAAGTGATGCGAGAGATTTCCGAGCTTTACGAAACCTCTCTTGCCGAGGTGCTTGGCATCTTCTATAATCAAGACTCAACTGCTGAGGTCTAAATGTCTACCTTTAACGTTACTAGCCAAGAAGTTTCTGATCTGCATAATGCTAAGTGCTATTTGCGTTTTGCGCTTGAGCGCTGTAAAGAATTGTTCAAAGATGATAATCAGGTGCTGAAGGATCTTCAACGCTCTATGAATTCCCTGTACCCGGTAGCTTCTCGTCTAATGAGTGAACAGGACGCTATTAATGATCAGAAGAGGAAAGTGTTTGAGGATATTCGAAAGCGCAACGGCTTTATTTCTATCTGGTCCATCTATGATATCAGTAACCTTTTTGATCTGTCTGGGCTAGAAGCTGAAGAACTGGTCTATGATGGGTGGGATGCAGAGTTTACTACACCTCTACCCGGGGGAAACCTTAAGTGGTGGGATCTTTACGCAGCTGCTGAAAAGCTTATCAAGCAAAGTGAAGATCAGGATCATATCTTTATCGAAGCGTTTAAAAAAGACGGTAACAAGATTTATCTTTTTTGTGGGAGCTAATCATGACAATGCCTGCTGGTAAGTATTATGTTGGAGATCTCTGCTACGTCCTGCATGATGAGTGGGATGAGTGTTGCAATTTGTTCTTCGAAGATCGCACCGATCATAAATGTAACGAGGGAGAATTTACTCTCCGGGATGGCCGGCGCTTTGCTACCTATAATACAGCTTATGGTGATGGTGGGTATTTTGATGAACAGGGTAGGGAGTATGGCGTAGACTCCGGGGGTATTGGTTGCATTAAGCTTTTGGATATCGATCTAGCCAGCGGAAGTAACTATATCGACGGGGGTCAGATTATTGACTTTCCCCGGGAATTCGAAACTGCATATCAAGACGGTAAAATTATTATCGGGCATGTAGTTATTGATACTGATCCAGATTATGAGAATGAATACGATTATGAAAATTGATCGGTTTGAACTAGAGCAGAATATTACTGCATGCTGGAGTATTATTGAAGATATTAAACTGCTTCATGAAAATGTTCTAGAATCAGATATGTCTAAGGATGATATTTCTAATAACCTTATTGGGTTGGAATATCTTTATAATATGAAGTTTGAAAAACTGTGGCGAACCTTTGAATTTCTTATTGCAGAGAAGAAAATACTATGAGCGATTTTGAAGTTCACGCTATTGGAACCTTCGAAGAAATAAAAGCTTCAAGGGAATTAGCTCGAGCCATCGAACAAATTACTATTCAGTTTGGTAATGGTATTGTTCCTCATTCAGTATTTCAGGCTTATCAGAAATTACTAGCCGTTTACAATTTGCAAATCGCAAATGGAACTCCTTAATACGAATAAGAATTATTCTTATCTAGACGTAACGTAACAGTTGCGTCTTTTTCTTTTGCTCCTATAATGAGTGTAACGAAATAGGAGATCGCAATGTTCAGCAACCTGATGAATGAAGTGGAAGCGCTGCGTAACGCTTGGGGTTACGGCATCCTTGAAGCTATAATGTGGATAAGGGAACATGAGGAAGAGTTTCCTTATGAGGTGCGCATGGAACTGAACGAGTTCATGCGTCAAGGTCAACAAATGTTTGGAGCTTAATATGTCTCGCATGTCTGAAATCGCAATGGAAATCGAAGATCTGATCCTGGTTGGCAACCTCTCTAACGAGGAAATTGCCAAGGTGTTGAACGTACCTATTGAGTGGGTAGAGAGTACCGAGAAAGGTCTGGTCGAGAGCGGAGATATCGATGATTCGATGGATGGAGATCATGAAACTGCTCTAGCCTCCGCTGGCTGGGGTACAGATGAGGATTATGGTTATTATGGAGAGTGAGCATTTTGTTCGCTGCGCCCTCTGCGGGGCAGAGCACGATACCAGCAAGGTTAAATTCCTGGATGTGGAAGAAGATCCGCTTGGTCGTGACGTAATGCACTTTGAATGCCCTATTACCGGGGAGGAAACCTGCTCCCTGGTATATCGCGGTAAAACTGGAGAATAACGTGAAAGTATCCGATCTTATTAATATTTTGTCGCAATTCGATCCTGAGAGGGAAGTTCGAATTGCTCAACCTCAGCATGATTATTGGCATTCAACTGCTGCAGTAGATATTAACGAATTTGATATTGGATTGGTTAATGTGCAGCATTCAGATTATTTTCGTGCAGATGTAATTGCGGACGAATCTGATTACGAAGATGAAGAGCTTAAAGAAGTAGTATTGCTAGGTTAATATGGAAACGGTAGTATGGTTATTCTTTCTAGCATTTTTGCTAGAATTTATTGGAATAATTATTACTGTTTTTATAATGCGATTTGGAGTATATCGCGAGTGGTAAAGACCTAGCAAAATGCTCGGACGTAACGAAACAGTTGCCTTTGGTCCTGATGCTCCTATAATGGATGTATGGTGAATGAGAAAGGAACTGAAATGACTGACTTCGAATCCAAGTGCTACGGTATGACTCAAGAAGACATTCGTGAGGAATACATGAATTCCATCACTGCTCGTTTCAGCGGTCTTGAGATGGTTGTGATGGGTATTCTGTCGGATGCTCAAGAGCTGATGAGCTTTGGGCATGAGCAAGCCTTCGATCAAGCTCGTAAGAACATGAACATCGCCAAGTTCATCCGGTCTGAGATGATGGCTGCAAAGGAAACTGCATAATGGAAAACTTCAACGCTCTGTCTCGCCCGATGCGGGATACGATAATTTACTGCATGAATAATGCTCAGCAGTTCGTCGCTGATATGCATTTG